GGCAAGTTTGTAACTATCAACGTAATTCAACCGACCGAAGATACCATTCTTGATCTTAGTGGTTCAGGTACAATTGCTCTTACCTCAGAAATCGTAAACTACGATCTAAGTGCTGTAGACTCTGGTACTGCTGGCACTGCTTACATTCGTCTTAGTGCGTCTGGCGGAGATACATCTGTTGATGATGTTTCTATTGTAGCAGGAACTAATGTAAATGTACAGCAACAAGCTGGAAATCAGATTGTAATTTCTTCTACTGACACTACTTACACTGCTGGTAATGGTCTAGCTCTATCTGGTACTGATTTCAGTCTCGACTTTACAGAATTGACTGATATGATCGCTGATGTTACATCGAATACAGAAATTATCGTACAAGATGGTGACGCTACAGCGGCTTCACGTAAGTCGATCAATGAGATTAAGCTATCTGCATTCAACAACGATTTAGGTAACTACGGTGGATTCTTAACTGCCGAGAGCGATACTTTAGCAACCGTAACTGGACGTGGAGCTTCAACTTCTTCAGCCATTAGCATAACAAATACGACAGCTTCAACTAGCACTTCGACTGGCGCATTGACTGTTAATGGTGGTCTAGGTGTTACTGGTGCGATTTACGCAGGTAAGCAATCTACAATTGAGTACGATTATTCTCTTGCATACCCAACTGGTTACTCTAATCTTCTAACACTTAAGAACACAAACACAACATCTGACAGTGTAGCATTTGGTATGAGAACAAGTGCTGGTGGCACTGGATCTGTTGCTAAGATTGTTGACTTTATTAACACTGACGGTACATTTGCTGTTAGAACATCTAGTGCGTCTAACGGCACTGCGGTTGAGTCGTTTACTGCAAGTAATACAGCTTTTACTATTCAGCCAACTACAGATAGCACAGGAACATCTAACGGAGCGCTAGTAGTTAAGGGTGGTGTTGGTGTAGCTAAAACTCTTCGTGTGGGATCAACTACAGATTCTACAACTACAACAACTGGCTCTATTATTACTCTTGGTGGCATTGGTGTAGCTAAAAACATTGTTGCTGGTGGTCGTGGTACATTCAAAACTTTAGTAGTACAGGGTAACGGTGGTGTAGGCACTTCTGCATATATTCAAGGTGGTGATCTTGAAATAGATAGTGGTCAAAATATTTACTTTGGTACAACATTCCCAACGTACATTAGCGGCTCTGATGGTACCAGTGGTACTATGTCATTCATCGTTGGTAACGCCGGAACTGCATTAAAATTAATGCGTAATGATAGCTCATCTGGATCTCAGATTTCTAAGATTATTCTAGGTAGCGATACTGGCGATGCAAATGCAATCTCTGTCATTGAAGGTAACCAAACTATTTGGATTGACCCTGCACCAGCCGCTGGTGATGCAGGCGGTACTGTTGTCATTAAAGGTAACTTGCAAGTTGACGGTACTACAACTACACTAAACTCAACTACGCTTGACATTGACGATCTAAACATTACCCTTGCTAAGGGTGCCGTTGATTCTGCTGCCGCAAATGGTGCGGGTATTACTGTTGATGGAGCAAACGCATCTATCACATATGATGCTACTTACGACTCGTGGGCTTTTAATAAAGATGTAATTTTCTATGGAAATATCAAAGGTGCCACATACCAGACTGGTGATTATACTACAGAAGGTGAAATCAGCAACTACGGCTATCTGCTAACGTCTGGTGAAATCAATATTGCTAACGATACTGATTATGCGGTGCTATCTTTTCAAGGTAGTGCAGCCACGATTCAGTATGACTATAATACAGACACTCTTGAGTTTCTTAATTCAGGCACAAATGGTTCATTTGATTTTTGGGCACCCGCTGTCTTTAAGTTTGACGTAACTGCTAATAACATTTCGTCTAATACAGTAACTACATCGACAGCAAACACTACTACCCTAAATGCTACAACTGGTAATATCACAACTGTTAATGCTACAACAGTAAACGCTACTACAATCAACGGTATCGGTGTAGTGCCAAAAACTACTGTTGATCCAAACTTAACTTGGTCTGCAACGGGTTATCTTGGAGATAATGCCTTTATCATAAACGTTGGTGATACTCAACCTGCAGCCAATACTTATGACTTATGGTTCACAACACTATCTGAAGCCGCAGAGTGGGTCAACACTCATGCTGTTGCTGGAATAGATGAAAACACGTATTTCGGTGCAAATCTACCCACTCAGATAGGTATTCTACTTCAAGCGCAAACTCATGTCACTGATCAAGTTAGATTCCAGAACGTAGAGTCAACATTGTATCTCATTGGTCTTGGAGCCACTTGGGAAGACACTACTATTGGTGACAATCTACAATTCCATTCTTGTCAACATGTTCGACTTGATAATTTCAATGGCGCCAGAAACAGACTAATATGTTTAGGTTCGATTATTCATAGTGCGAAATACATGTCTGGCACAAGATTAGGTCGATGGAAAGTAGAACTATACGAATCATACTTCTATCAGAACTCGGGCGCAATCGAAGAAGTTAATTTGCTAATGCGTCAAGGATCAGTGTGGTCCGGTTATGCTAACGTAACGCTTTATGGTCAAAACTACGTAGAGCAAGGTTCTTCCTTTATCACTGAAGGCAACTTGACAATCGCAGAAAGACCTAATAATGCCTCTGCCGCTTATATCTCACTTTGGGTAGAAACTGGTGGTAGGGTTGTTGTTGGTGGCGATCTCAATCTTGACACTGCATTGCCTTCCAATAGCGTTAGCGTCAAAGACGATGACCCTATGTTCTTGTTGAGAGACACTGGTAGAATCTTTGTAAAAAGCACAATTAACTACATTAACTCTACTAAGGCAATCACTGCTGGTAAGGCGTGTGTAACATATAATGACGATGGCGCTCACTACTTTGATTATGGGACAGAAGCATTTGGTAACGTTGGGTTTATTCTTGGCTCAGATATTACGAGATATTATAATAATAATGGTATCTCGTTCGGCACTAATTCTAATAATACTAATGCAGCATCTCTTGTAGTAGCCGACACAGGTAACGTCTGGGTCAACAACAACTTTGGTATTGGTACTAGTGCCCCCGCTACAGCGTTGGACGTTGATGGCAGTATAAGCGTTAGTGGCACAACCGTTATAGACTCAAATCGTAATTTAACTAATATCGGAACCATTAACGGATCAACAATTTCTAACTGGGATACAGCTTATACCTATTCTCAAGTGGGGCATCTACCATTAGCAGGTGGTACATTAACTGGCGATTTAGTAATTTCTAAAACAAATCCTAGAATAAGACTTTATGAGCCTAATACAACTACAGGAAATTATCCTTCTATAGAGTTTGATACAGATAACAACCAAGGTCTTGCACTCACATTTAATGAATTTGATGCTGAATTAAATTTAGCGGGGTATGGTCTTGTATTAGGCCCTTCCTCAACTAATGTTCAGCATCCTTCTACAGGTGATATATCACTAAACGTTTTGGGTGAAATTTTTGCGGGAGGGGAAACCCTAGGTAGTTTAAACAAAGTATTCCATGACGGGTATCACCCTAACGCTGACAAGTGGACAACGGCTAGAACTAACACGGTAACTCTTACTGGTGATGTAACTGGTTCAGGAAACGCTTCAGTAGACGGTAGCGGAAACTGGACAGTAAGTATTCCGACTGTTGTCGGTAACGATAGTCACAATCATAATCACTCTGATGGTGACTTTACCGTTAATGGTAAATTGTTTGTAGATCAAATTAATTGCCGTACAGATCAAGATTTGACTATTACAACAGGCGAAGCCGATTCGGTTATGTCTGAAGCTTCATTTAACGATGAAATTATTCGTTTAGCTGGCGAGGGTGGCGTTAAGGTTTACGCATCTTCGGATAACCTTACAAGTGGTTTAAATAGAGAAACAACGCTCATAGATTCTACCGGTAATATGACTATAGGTCAAGACCTGATAGTTAATGGGGGTAATATTACCGCTACTAATATTGGTGAATTGGTTAACTCTTCAGCTAACTGGAATCAGTTAAAAGTTTATACACAAGATACTCCTATCGGTATTGCTGAGATCAATGTATATGAGAGTGATCAAACTACGTGGATCGGTGGCTTAAGTTATGGTAGAAGCAATCCTTCTAGTTTTGCTATTCAAACAAACTTAGCTAATCTAGATGTGTGGGTTAATGGCTCTACTGTAGGTACCTTTACAAATAACAGTCTTTCCATTAATGGTACGATAAAAATTAAAGGTGCGTCTTATGACACCACTATTGATGCTGCTAATCCAACTGCTAATCGTACAATTACACTTCCAGATGCTTCTGGTACAGTAGCACTACTAAGCGATATTACCTCTGTTGCAGAAAGCGATACATTAGATACTGTTACTACTCGTGGTAATACTACTACGAATACAGTAGGAGTTGGTAAGCTTGAAGTGGGTACTACTGTTGAAGTCTGGAATGATGTAATACGTATGAGAGACTTTACATCCGCTCCAAAAGTTGAAATCTACGGTGGGTCTGGTGATGCAAACTTTGCTGGACTACTAACTGCTACCCAGAAGTCGTTTACAATTGATCACCCGACTAAAGAAGGTTACAAACTACGTTACGGCTCTCTTGAGGGTCCTGAGAACGGTGTATATGTGCGTGGTCGTCTACAAGGTACTAACGTAATTGAACTACCTGATTACTGGGTTGGTCTAGTACACGAAGATTCGATCACTGTACAACTAACAGCAAATGGTCGATTCCAGAAGCTATACGTTAAAGATATCAAAGACAACAAAGTTATCGTTGGTAACGGTTCTTGGTTCTCTAACAACACTGATTGCTTCTACGTAGTGTACGGCGAGCGTAAAGATGTTGACAAACTAACTGTGGAGTTTGAAGTTTAATGAGCATTGGATATGGTAACCCTAAGATCGTCACTGACAACTTAATATTTGCAGTAGATGCAGCAAATGGTAAGAGTGTTGGTGACGGTGTGTACTGGTACAATATACCAGATAATATCGGCACTGGTGTATTTAAAAATGGATCCCCTACGGTGGAAATCGTAGGGGGTGCTAAAGCATATAGATTTACAAGTACCAGTCAATACTTTGAAAGTTCAGTTTTAACAGTACAGCCTAGCGAAAAGCTTACTATGGAAGCTTGGATATATCCAGAGAACGAAGTTTCGTCAGGTGATAGAGGTACGATCATTCGTATGTGGGGTGGATCAGCCGCATATATGAGTTGGAATAAATCTAATCAAAAGTTAAGTAACTATTGGTATCAAAGAAACAGTGAGGGATATCACGAAAGCGGTGCAGCTATGCAAAGATATCAATGGCATCATATTTGTAGTGTTTGGACAGGATCACAACTCAATCAATTTACAGATGGTGTTAAATCAGTAGTCTCTAATATAACTGGCGACTCGCCAACTGGAACAAGTGTTGAGATCGGTATGGAAAGTACTGGTCGTCAATTTTCTGGTGGAATTGCAGTTATTAGAATATACAATTCAGCATTATCAGACGATGAAGTATATCAAAATTTTAATGCGTCAAGAGTTAGATTTGGAGTATAACACATGGCATTAGCTCATTCTACTGGAATAGTACGTGAAAATCTAGTTGTTGATATAGATGCAGAACGCACCTCTGCCACCTACCCTACTACTAACCTTCTTGCACCATATCCATGGTACACAGGTTCAGGTAGCGAAACTTTCTACGGTCAAAACGGTGACGGAAATTCGAGAAAACAATCTATAGGACCATTTGGAGCTTCTATGGTTTGGGATGTGTCGAATCAGGATGCTACATCGAATGCTGACGGTGGTTGGAATTCTAGCAACTTTCCTGTTGATCAGAGTAAGATGTATCGTTTTTCTGTTTGGATAAGACGTAGAACTATAGGTAACGGGAGTGTGTATCTAGGGACTTATGGTAAGAACTCTGCTGGCAGCAACATAGGTGTGAGATGGTTAACTTCAACAAACACAACTACTAACCCATATTTCACAGCAAGAGGCTGGCCTGGTGTTGCTAACGACTGGTATCTATTCGTAGGTCACGTTCATCCGTACGGTACTGGTGTAGAAGCATCTGCCCATCCAGACAGCGGTATTTGGGACATGAACGGTAACAAGATTGTAAACGAAAATCGTGATATGGTCTGGCTTGATGGGACAACTCAAGCTATTCATAGAACTTATCTCTATTATAGCACAGATACAAGCACAAATCAACAGTGGTGGCACCCACGTGTTGACGTATGTGACGGTAATGAACCTACGCTACAAGACTTGTTAAACGGTGTTGGTGCAAATTTCTCTATACGTAGTTATAGTTCAAGTCGTGCCCTTCAACTTGAATATGCAACATGGGAACCACGTTACGGATTATATCCAGCTAATTTCAAACTTACCCCAAGCCTCAATTCCAGAATCTATATTGATACAGAAGGTGATAATAGAACAATAAAGTCAAGCGGTGGATGGACTGTAGAAAGTTGGGTTAAATTTGATTCTGTTGCTGGTGCATATGACGGTGGTGATAGAAGTCCTGCTAATTTTATAGGGGCTTCTTCTATCACTCACAATAGCTGGTATTGGTCTGTTCTAAATAATAAGTTAGCACTCTGGAATAGAAGCCCAGGCATATGGAAGTATGGTAGCACAACTCTTCAAGCAGGTCAATACTACCAAGCTGTTTTAGTGTGCTACGATGACGGCACACGATATCAAATGTATTTGAACGGTGAAGCCGAAGGTGGAGATCATGTATCATATGTTTGGAATTCAGCATATGCAGGTCTAATCATAGACACACTTGGTTACGGTAATTTTCCAAACCCAAGAAAGATAGATGGCGATTACAACGTATTTCGTGCATACGATAGAGCGCTTTCAGCAAAAGAGATTAAGCAGAATTATAACGCATTGAAAGGGAGATTTGGACACTAATGGCTACTTCAGGTCCTAAGATTGTTTTTAAAGATAAAAAGCTTTTGTTTGCATATGATTCGACAAACAGAGGTAAGCTACCCACGACTCCTAGCTTTGCGAGCGAAAACTTAGCGTATAGTAGCATCGGCACACAAGGTACATTTATATCTGAGTCTGAGCTACCAGATCGAGATGGTCTAAAGAAATTAACTCCATTCGCATATAAGCCATCTAAAGTCGTAACTACTAGCAACTGGGTTGATTTATTCAACACTGGTAATGATCTTAAAGTACCACAAAACTGGAACGTTGTTGTTAGTTGTTACGTTTATCCGCTTTCGCCTTCAAATAGATTTAACTGTCAACTAAACGTTGTTGATTTTAATACTAATCTAGGTATAGGTGGTGGTTCTGCTACACACAATATACCTTCAGAAGAATGGACTAGAATCTGGTTCAGATGGACTAATACATCTGGTGCAGATAGAATTGTAACTAGTTCACGTATCGAACCATACTCTGCGTCTGAGTGGACTAATAGTGCTATTAGTTGTTTTGCTGTTAACTTTCAAGTAGAAGTTGTTCCACCAGAAATTACTGTACCTACACCTTACAATGCATCTTCTGAAAGAGTTATCACTAGTATGAAATCTATCATCGGTGATACTAATCTAAACTTAAGTACTGCTGGTGTTTCTGCTGACGGTGCTTATGTATTCTTTGATGGTACAGGTGAAACTGACGGATCACCAACTGGTTCGTACATCGGTATACCATCAAGTCTCGCTACAACGAACCCAGCAACTAGACCAACTGGGGTTACATATACTTGGTGGCAATACAGCTTAGACTTGACACGTAGATCATTGCTTTTTGGATCAGGTACAATCAACCATCTTGAAAACAATCCACCTAACTTCAGAACAGAAGCGGTGCGCCAAAACGGGTTTAGTTTTGGATCGTCTGGTGCAAATCAAGTCAATCAAGTCTGGGAGCATTACGCAATCGTTTTTGATAACGTTACTGCTACAGTGACTTGGTATAAGAACGGTGAACAATTCTGGTCTGGATCTTTAATAAATTCTGCAGGTCAACACGACTACTTTCAACCCAATGCGATAGGCCGTGCAACTGGCTCATCCGCATATCTATACGCACAAAGTTGGTATGGATACTTCGATAAGTTCTTTGTTTATGATGGTGCATTAGATGCTTCTGAAATTCAGTTAAATCACAGCGCACACAAATCGTATTTTAGTAAGCTAGATGGTAACATGCCAACATCTGGGTATACAAGCGATCATATACCTCTACAAGAAAATGTAACGGTTATAATTAAAGATCCGTTTATGTTTGATCCTAGTAGTGTTCAAACTGTACACGGTTCAGTTAATCAAGGCACAGCTTTCAGATATCAGGCGGCATCTAATAAAACAAGAATATCTAGCACTAATCATAATTCTAATGTTACAAATATATACAGACTATTCAACAAATATACTAGAACTGGCTCGTTTAAGGATGAGCTTATTGACAACGAAGATTCAACTCTTGACTTAAGGGATTACGGTGACGGTGCATATACAGTCCATCTAAAAATGGACGGTAATATTGCAGGAATAGGTAACCATGTTCCTGGAACATTTTTTAACCCATTTTTAAAACCAATTCATGTTTTCAATTTAGACACTAAAGAGAAAATTGGTGGGGTGTATACTACATATGGTCCATTTGACATAGGTGGCATGGGTAAATACATACTAACAGGTGACCGCAGTAGTGATCTTGGTGCGACCGATGCTGGTATTGCAAAATTGTTCACGATAACGGGCAAACATATAGTAACTATTCCTAACCCAATACCCAATAATTATGATAGATTTGGTTCTGGGTGTTTTCTAGGTGATGAGTGGGCAATTGTAACTGCAAGTCAGGACGATACTGCTGGATATAATACAGGAACGGTATACTTCTACAAAATATCTGATCTATTAAATCAAGTTACTACACCTAAATTCAGTTTACCTGGTGTACTAACTGATTCCGTTACTATGTATAACGATCACATTTATATAATTAGTAGCGGTCCTAGTGTGCAAGTGAAGAAAGTAAATGCTACTGAGACTGGTTTAACGAATATAACAACTCTCACTGGATTTGAACGACTCACAACTACGGAAGACTACGTATATCGCATAGGTGATACACTCATAATAAATTCTCAGAATTGGAAAACTAATCCAACCGAACAAGGGGCGATGTTCTTCTATAAAATTGATGGTGAAACATATGAGTTTGTACAAAGACTAGACAACCCTGGTGATACATATGACAACTTCGGTGAGTCGTATGCATTTTTAACTGATGCTAGTACTGGTGGTAAATTATGGGTAGGTGCACCATATTCTGAGGTCAGTGGCATTACAAACTCTGGTTCACTGTATTCTTTTGATATGTCGCCAGACTGGATAGATCCGAATGCAATTAAACCTGAGTATGAACTAACAAAAGATATCGGTTTATATGATAATGTGAGCGGTAATGAAATATTCCTGCCACATAATATGACACTTGAGAGTGGTCCAAATAAATCAGTTAAGTCAATATATATTCGTGACAATTACGATGCGAGCAAATTAACAGCCGAAAACATAGGATCTAGATTAGATATTCCATTTAGCACTCCAATTGATACGACTCAACCATACACAATTGAGTTTATGTTTAAGGTTGACACATTTGCTAACAATAACTACGGTAACGGAGCCGTTATATTGTCAGTAAAGGACACTACTGACGGTCGATTAGAATTTTCGCTAGAAGGTAATAAAAGCGTACCTAAAATTAAATGTACTGCTTGGCTAGGTAGTTATGGTCAATTTATAGGCCAATCTTCTGTCGATCTTGGGCCAGACCCATCTGGGTGGAAATACGTTGCGTATTCTTCGACTGCTGGAGCAGGTACAACATTTTGGATGGTAGGTGAAGTAGATGAAGCTGGATCAATTTATTCTGCTACAACATCTACCGATATAGCATCTACTAAAACAAATGGTACATACACAAAAGTTCGTATAGGTGGAGGCGAGACTACTTCATCTGGAAATGGATTTAATGGTTGGGTTTCAAATATTCGAGTATCACAAGGTGTGAGGCGTGTGCTTAGCACATCATCACCTAGCGTTAATATAGCACTCAAGTCTTCGCAGATTGCGACTGAACATGACGTACTTTATCTTGTTGGTGCTAAGAAAAATCAAATAAGTAAGCTTTATTATGATATCGATCTAACTACGGCTTCTCAAAAAAATACCAACTTGGATGACTATCGTTTAGGCCCGAGTGAAGGCGATAGGGGTATGATGTTCAATAATGATGGCTCAAAAGCTTTCATTTATAGAGGAGATTATGTACGTGAATTTACCCTATCTAGCGAGTATGATATATCTACCGCTACTGCTGGACCAACCGTGGCTACTCCAGGATTCGAGCAAAATGGTGCAATTTCCCGTCTTGAATGTGTATTGCCTAATGGCGATTTTGCTGGATTGGCATCCCAATTCGGAACATACTCAGATTATAGTAATGTAGTAAGCAATCTAAAAAGCTTTACTGAAAAGGGAACGATGGCGCTACCAGAAACTTATGATAGGACTGCGGCATTTACACCAAACGGTGAGCATTTGTATATTCTTGATTTAGTGGGTAATGGTACAATATCTCAATATGATTTAACAACGCCGTTTGACTTATCAACAGCTACTTTGGTAACTACTGATACTGCTGGTGGATATGATTATCTAATTGCAGCTACGGCTGACTTTATGATATTTTTTGGAGTCTTTGACGGTCTACCAAGACAAGTGCCTATGACAACTCAATATGATGTAACTACATTAGATTTTACTAAAGTATACACACCAAATGTCGGTAATTTTAATCGTAAAACATATTCTGGGTTTAACCATGATGGGTCTACATGGACCTGTTGCGACTCGAATTTTAACTTTAAAGCTTTTTCTCTTGATAGACCCTACGATTTAAGAACTATAAGCGATAACATTGATGATTGGACCGCAGGGTATTATGGTTCACCAGGAAGCGCACCAAGCGGATTCAGCACTTCAACTACATATATTCAATATGCATCTGTAGATGCACAGATTGGATTGGGTGTCACTACATCTGGCGACGTTCAAGCGTTTCATTTTAAAAACATGACAAACTCTAGCACTCTTGACGTAGTTTCACCGAGATATACTTTAAACGAAATTATCAATGACTATTCGTTAGAGTTATCGAATATGAGTATTCAAAATGGTGCTCTCGAATTGCCAGGCGGTGTAACATATTCTAGCTTCAAGCTAAACAATGGAAATACTGCTCATGCGCCTAACGATGCAGTAACGTATGATTTTGAAATACGTTTCGATACAACGCCAACAAATAGTGATAGAATATTTGAGATACGTATACCAGGAACTTCAGATTGGTTCGCATTAACTGGGGTTGGGCATATATATTGGAGTAAAGGTGGAGTGACAACTATAACTGGTGGTGGCTACACATTCAACACTGGAACAACATATCGTATAACATTCTATCTATTACCCAATGGGCGCAGAGCGCTTTATATCAATAGTATTTTACATGCCTTTGCTGATATTTCAGCATCATTCACATCAAGTTTTGCTAGCGAATATTATTACTATCAAAACGGCGGCGCAATTTCGATTGACGGTAGAATCTATAGTTTCCGTGCTACTGATGGTGACCCGTTTGGAATTAGCGGTGGATCTGCACCAAATACAACGATAACTCCTGATTCGCCTATGTCTAGCACTACAAATGCACGATGGTTTATTAAATCAACTGATGCAGGAGTACCGTATCAGGCAAATTATATATTAGGGGACGATGGTAAAGGTAGAATTGTTTGTACTCACGCCAATATCCTTAGAGTACTCGAAGGCGATGGACCGTTATACATTCATAGCGATTCACAGAATGGTAGGTTCTTTTTAGGTAAAACTGATACGCCGTTTGATCTATCTAATGGTTTAGATATACAAATGAGTCCATATTCTACAAGAGAAGTTATGAGTAAATCATATTCTGACCTAGCTAAGTTACCAGCATACAAACGACTTGGCGATTCTTCGTATGTATACTCGACTGGTCTAAGTATTTCGACTTTGGGTGCTGAACTAGTAAATGGGTATTGGTATGTTATTGTGAATGATAGCACTTATCTAAGAACTTTTATTGCTAGAATTAGAGCTGGATTGAGAGAAGGATTGGAACACATATGTCCAATAGCTATAGATCCTGAACAAACTCTAGATTTAGGAAAGGAAATATACGGTATTGCAGTAGATCCAACTGGCTCTATATTGTTAGTGAAAGAGCTTGATGTGATGCTTCAGGCAATTAAAGTTCATCAATATAAACTCATTGACGGTGATCTAGCTAACGCAAGTTATGTTGGAGCTGAGACTATTGCGGCTGATTACACACAATCATCTGGGCCAACATTTGCTTATAACAACAAATGGGTGTACATACCGTGTCGAAGCTTCAATACAGGTCAGAATGGAAATGTTTTACTAGGTGTTGACTTGCCATGATAGACATTCATCGCTATGTGCATAATGACTTTCTAAATAAGTTCTCGGATCGTGTGCTGAGTGAGTCGGAAGATATCACTCTCACACGACTAGAACGTGGTTCACTAAAAGAAGATATGATAGATGGTGATTCTAACGTATCTAAAAACTATGCTCTTTACGACATATCAGGTAAGTATCAGTTTGACTTTGTATATGAATTGCAAAATAAGTTAAACGGTATTGTTATGATGACAACCCTATACAAAGAAGGAGACTTCTTGGGATGGCACACTAACTCTAAAGTAAATGGATATAACTTGATACTGACTTACTCAGATTCTAACTGGAGTTACTTTGAATGTCAAGACAAAAAACACTATGATATTATAGGATGGTCATACAAGACTAATCAATTTAAGAATGAACAAGATTGGCATAGAGTAGTATCGATAGGTAATCGAATCACCGTTGCACTTCTCTTTGCTGATGAAGAAACAAGACAGACTGCTATAGATAAGCTGAGTATAAATAATAGCAAATGGACCTAACATTTAAGGTAGACTAGTCAATGGCAAACACAGATAAAAATATTTTAATCACTCCCAATAAGGGGCAAACTGCATATCCTAAGATTGAGTTTACTGGCGCAGATAATAATACAGTTTCATTGACTGTTCTTGATGATGGTACACTTTCTTTTGAAGGCTCTGCTGGTCAGTTGTTCTCTATCAGTGACGATCTAACAGGCACCATCTTCTCTGTAAACGATGTTTCAGGTATTCCTTCTATTGAAGTTGATGATACTGGCGAAGTTCGTATTGCTGAGTACTATGGTCGTGTTCTGATTGGTACTAGCACAGATAACGGTACTGATAAGCTTCAAATTGATGGTACTATTAGCGCATCTGGTGGGTTCAAAGGTAACGCTGATACTGCTACTAAGCTTGCCACACCACGAAACATTGCCCTTAGTGGCGCAGTATCAGGTAATGCAAACTTCGATGGTAGTGGTAACATTGCTATCAGCACAACTCTATCGGGCGATGCAGGATTCTTGCCTACTTCAGGTGGTACCATGACTGGTGACTTGAGTTTCGGTTCTCAGACTGGTACTTGGATCACAAGTAATGCTATGACAGACTCTATCGGTTGGAACCCTAGCTATGGCGTCTACATTGGCTCAAACATCGGTGGTACTCATTATCTTAGAGCTAATGGTACAATAACTACAGGTGGCGGTACGTACAATCTATGGCACTCAGGTAATGATGGTGGCGGTTCAGGTCTTGATGCAGATAAACTAGACGGACTACACGCTTCAGAAATTATAGCTGCTGCAAGTGGTGGCGGCGGTGGAGCAGACGCAGAAGCAATGATCGCATACGCAATAGCACTTGGTTAAGGAGTAAGACATGGCACAACCAACTACAAAGAAAGAATTCAAAGAATGGTGCTTGCGTAAACTAGGGAAGCCTGTTATTGAAATTAACGTAGATGATGATCAGGTGGATGATCGCATTGATGAAGCGCTATCGTACTACTGGGACTATCACTTTGATGGTGCACAGAAGACTTTTCTAAAGCATGTTATCACTGAGCCTGATATTCAGAACGGCTGGATACCAGTACCAGAAAACGTGATTGGTGTTGTAAACATTTTCAATCTATCGTCTTCTGCCGCATTTAGTAACAATATGTTTAGCGCACAGTATCAGTTTCTTTTGAATCATTTACATGAGATAACTGATTATAACTTGACTAACTTCTATTTGTCAATGGCTCATTTACAGATGATGGAAGAAATGCTAACTGGTATGCAACCTATTCGCTACAATCGACACGTTAACAGATTGCACGTTGATACTAAGTGGTCAAATCTAAACGTAGGCGATTACATTGTAGCTGAGTGCTATGAAGTTGTCGATCCCGCTATTTACATTGATGTTTGGAAAGATCGCTGGCTACAAAACTATGCAACTGCTAAGATTAAATATCAATGGGGTAGCAACTTGACTAAGTTCTCAGGTATGCAACTACCAGGTGGTTTACAGTTTAACGGTGAACAAATTCTAAGTGATGCTAGAGAAGAGATTCAACGACTAGAAGATGAAATGATTACTTCTTACTCTCTACCAGTATCAGATATGATAGGCTAATTACTCATGGCTCGTAACTTCTACTTTGAAAACTACCAAGCTTCGATGGAGCAAAATCTAATTGAAGATTTGGTAATTGAATCTATTCGTATATACGGTGTAGATACGTGGTACATGCCACGCACAATAGGCGCAAAAGATGAACTTCTAAATGAAGACGATATGCCTATCTTTAAAGATGCATACATGGTAGAAATGTATGTCAAGAGTGTTGATGGTTTTGAGGGCGAAGGTGACTTCCTATCTAAGTTTGGTCTACAGATTCGTGACAGTATGACATTGACTGTTGCGATTCGCACCTATGATCAAGAAGTAGGCGCATATCGTACACATGACGATACAACAAGACCGATGGAAGGCGATCTAATCTACTTCCCACTCAATAACAAGTTCTTTAAAGTAATGCACGTAGAGCATGAAGCCATCTTCTATCAGATGGGATCTCTACAAACTTATGACCTACGTTGCGAATTATTTGAATATAGTAACGAAAGATTTGAAACAGGTCAAGACTTTATTGACGATTACTTTGAGCAATATCGCACATTTATCGGTAGTGACGACTTCACTTTCTTTGTTACTGTTGATTCTAAAACAGAGAATCACCCATACGCTGATATGTTCGATGAGCCAAATTTTGAACAAGCAAGAGCATTCTATCTAGATGGCAAAGAAGCGCCAGTTGTTAATGGGCAGCTTGGTGTTCCGATTACGTTTGATTTGAGTGATCCGTCACTGTCTACAAACACTGAAGATGGCTTCACTATTCTTAGCGTAACAGACAAGCTAATCAGTCAAGGTGGTGAAGTGCTAGACGAAAATCTTGAGTACATTGGTACACCAGGACAACCAGGTGCCAAAGTTATCTTCACACCACAATTCAAAGGTACTTACTACTATGAGTCAGTATCACCCGTATCTGAACGTTGGATGGGATATGAGATTGTGATTGACGATCTAACTTACGATGTAGACGTAACAGATCCACTTGCAGATAACGCAGAAATTGAATCAATCGCTGACAACATTCTAGACTTTTCAGCGGAGAACCCATTTGGAGAGGATAACTTCTAATGTTTGGTAGAGACTTTTACAATGAGACTACGAGACGATATGTAGCAGTATTTGGTACGCTGTTCAATGATATAAGCATTGTGCGTACTAATAATGATGGCTCGTATAGTCAAACAATGAAGGTGCCAGTTAACTATGCGCCTATGCAAAAGATTCTTGCTAGACTTGAGCAAGACCCTAATCTAGATGCTCCAGCAATGACTCTACCACGCATCTCTTTTGAGATCACTGGTATGACCTATAGTGCTGAGCGCAATCTACCACGAAACAATATGATTCGTGCTGGTGCGGCTATTACAAACTCACTGCAAACTCAGTATACACCTGCTCCATATGACATTGAGTTTCAATTGAACATTATGACTAAATATAATGAAGATGGAACAAAGATTCTAGAACAGATTCTACCTTTCTTCAAGCCTGATTTTACTGTATCTGTTAAGATACTAGATGAACTAGATTTGTATGTTGATATTCCAGTTGTATTGAATTCTGTTAGCACTGAAGACGTATACGAAGGTTCTTTTGAAGAGCGCCGTGCTTTGATCTGGACGCTATCTTTCACACTTAAAGGTTACTACTTCGGACCTACTAGCAATAAGAAAGTGATTAAGTTTTCTGAAGCTAAAGTTACGACTAATGATGATATCACATACCCAGATATCAAAGTTAATGTACAACCTGGTCTTACTGCTAATAATGAACCAACAACTTCACTAGATGATACTGTAGATTATGCAGATATAGACATTAATGATAATTGGGCATATATCGTAACTGTCCAAGATATTGAGGATATTCAGTAATGAAAGATGATATTGCTGATGCTTTGGGAATAGCTCCAATCGAAAAGCCTTCTATGGGTGAAATAGTTGAAGCTAGACCTGTAACGATTAGTAACGATCCAGATTCTAAGTCTGAAGCAGACTATGAATACGCACGTACTAATTTTTACAACGTGATTGAAAAGGGATCTCAAGCACTAGAAGACATGCTTGATCTTGCAAAAGCATCTGAGCATCCACGTGCTTATGAAGTCGTTTCTACGATTATGAAAACGCTTGTAGACGCTAACAAAGACTTAGTTGCTATGAGCGAGAAGAAAGAAAAGGACAGCAAGCAAGAAACGCAAGATGGAAAGAATGTGACGAATAATAATCTGTTTGTTGGCTCTACTGCTGAGCTACAGCAATTATTGAAGGATATGCGTAACGATGACCCAACTGATTGATAAAGGATATAACGGTAACGTTAATCTAAAGCGCAAAGGACTACCTATCGAATTTACTCCTGAAATGATTCAAGAGTATGTCAAGTGTGCTAAAGATCCTATCTACTTTGCAGAGAAATACATTCAGATCGTACACGTTGACCACGGTCTGATTCCTATTCGTTTGTACGAATATCAAAAGACTATTATTAGAACTATTACAGCACATAGACGTATGGCTGTGAACACTTCACGACAAGCTGGCAAGACTACTACTGCTGTTGCTGTTATTCTTCACTATGTTCTATTTCACGATCATAAGACTGTTGCACTACTTGCAAACAAAGGTGATGCCGCACGTGAGATTCTTGATCGTATCAAGATTGCATACGAAGCACTACCCAAGTGGTTGCAGCAAGGCGTGATCGAATGGAACAAGGGGAGTGTTGAATTTGAAAACGGTTGTAAAATCATTGCAGGAGCTACATCAAGTTCTGCTATCCGAGGTAAGTCTATATCGTTTCTGTATATCGATGAAACGGCTTTCGTAGAAAACTGGGATGAATTCTTTGCTTCTGTATTCCCGACTATTTCATCTGGTAATACAACTAAGATTCTCTTTACTAGTACACCAAACGGTCTGAATCACTTCTACAAGACTTGTGAAGGCGCAAGAGAAGGCAAGAACGGTTATCAGTTCTTAGAAGTGATGTGGTATGATGTGCCTGGTCGTGATGAAAAGTGGAAAGAAGAAACGCTACAAGCAATGGACCATGACTATCAGAAGTTCGCACAAGAATTTGAATGTCAGTTCTTAGGTAGCTCTGGTACTCTGATTGAGGGTAATAAACTCAAAGCTCTTGTGATTCGTGATCCACTGTCTGATGTACAAGGGCTAAAAGTATACGAAAGACCGATTAAAGGTAATACGTATATTGTAACAGTGGACGTGTCTCGTGGCAAGGGATTAGACTACTCTGCTTTTCAAGTTCTAGATGTAAGCAAGATGCCATACAAGCAAGTTGCTTCATACAGAGACAATATGGTTACCCCTATTGATTACGCTGAAGTTATATATAGAACATTGAAGGGATATAATGAAGCGTATGCTCTAATCGAAATCAATGATATCGGAGAGCAAGTATCGCAAATCTTGCACTTTGATTATGAAGTGGAAACACTACTATTCACTGAATCTGCTGGTAGATCAGGTAAGCGAATCTCTGCTGGTTTCGGTAAGAACGTTGACAAAGGTATTCGCACAACTAAAAGCGTAAAAGCAATCGGTTGTAATATGCTCAAAATGATGATAGAGCAAGATCAATTGGTTGTCAATGACTTTGATACTATTAATGAATTGTCAACTTTCTCTAGAAAGGGCGTATCATATGAGGCTGAATCTGGCTGCCATGATGACTTGGTAATGTGTCTTGTCTTATTTGGGTGGTTAAGTGATCAGACATTCTTTAGAGACATGACTGACATAAATACAATGGCCGCATTAAGACAAAGAAATGAAGACGAAATGATGGATAATCTACTCCCATTAGGTTTCAATGACTACGATCTTGAAGAATCTGAGAACATGAACGGTGGTTTCGGAAGTTCTTTCTTCAACTACTAGATCGCTCTTTTTATAAATATAAAGACAAGAAGATTATTGAAATCTAATAACTCACAATAACAAGGAGAAATGAAATGGCATTTCAAGTAAGTCCAGGTGTAAATGTTAGTGAGATCGATCTTACTACAGTTGTGCCAGCAGTCTCCACTACAGAAGGTGCCATCGCAGGCGTTTTCCGTTGGGGTCCTGTTGGTGAAAGGGTACTTGTAAGCTCTGAAGACGATCTAGTAAAAAGATTCGGTCGTCCACACTCTACAAGCACTACCACTCTAGTACAGGGTACAGTCGAAACTATCTCATTCGACAATCTAGTACTCGCCTCTGATAATAACGATACTACGGATACATACACATTGACCATTGGTGGCGTAGACTTCACTACTGCACAAGCAGGTCAAGCCAATGGGTTCGGTACTGTAGATGATCTAGCGGCAGCATTACAGACTGCAATCGAGGCTGCAGGCGTAACGAATATTCAAGCGGTAAATACTTCTGGTGTTCTAGAAGTTAAATACGTTGAAGCTGGTAACGTTCTAGACTTCGATGTTACTCTAGCGTACACAGGATCATCTACCGACTTTGTACAAGGTGCTACTACTCGCACTCAAGGTGTTGCAGACTCTTACACTACTAGCGCATGGTCTAACGTAGAGACTTGGTTTACCGCTGCTGATTTCCTAGCTTACGGTAACAAGCTATATGTTGTACGTGCAGAAAGTGGTGCTAGCGCAGCATCTAACACAACTTCTGGTATTTCTGCTAAGTATCCTGGTGCACTCGGTGACAGTCTAGGTGTAGAAGTAATTACCCCAGCAAACTGGGACGTAGCTTCTACTGATGCGAAAGCCATCTTTGATGATGCACCAGATGCTTCACATATGCACATTGTTGTAGTAGACGTTTCTGGTTCTTTCACTGGTGTTGAAGGTTCTGTAGTAGAGGTTTACGAAAACGTTTCTTCACTTGAAGGTGCTCGTAAAGAAGACGGCACTAACAATTACGTATTAGACGTTCTAGAACAACGTTCTGCTTACATTGCAGCTACTATTGTACCTTCTGCTACTACCGGCATCGAACAGCTAGAAAATGGTGTAGACGGTTTTGACGAAACTGCACCAGAAGTTCTAGGTGGCGTTTCAATGGCTTATGATGAGTTTGCTAACTCAGAAGAAGTTGACATATCACTTGTTCTACAAGGTAAAGCAATCGGCGAAAACGGTTACGAACTAGCGAACTACATCATCCAAAACGTATGTGAAGTACGCAAAGACTGTATCGCATTTATCTCACCTAAGCGTGAAGATGTTGTTGGTGTATCTAGCCAGTCTACTGCTACAGATAACGTAGTTGCGTTCCGTGCTGGCGTTACATCATCTTCTTACGGTGTGATGGACAGTGGTTACAAATACCGCTACGACAAGTACAATGATCGCTACGTATACACTCCACTCAATGGTGACATTGCTGGTCTATGTGTACGCACTGATGATGTTCGTGATCCTTGGTTCTCGCCTGCAGGCTACAACCGTGGTCAAGTTAAGAACGTTGTTAAACTAGCTTGGAACCCATCTAAAGCTTTCCGTGATCAGTTGTACAAGAAAGGTATCAACCCAGTAATTACTCAAGCTGGCGAAGGTACTGTATTGTTCGGTGATAAGACTCTTCAAGCTAAGCCAAGCGCATTTGATCGTATTAACGTTCGCCGCTTGTTTATCGTTCTTGAGAAAGCTATCGCACGTGCATCTAAGTACACTCTATTCGAATTCAACGATGAATTCACTAGAGCGCAGTTTAGAAATCTAGTTGAACCGTTCCTACGTGACGTACAAGGCCGTCGTGGTATCTACGATTTCCGAGTCGTGTGTGATGAAACTAATAACACTGGTGAAGTAATTGACAGCAATCGTTTTGTAGGTGATATCTACATCAAGCCTGCTCGCTCAATCAACTTCATTCAACTCAACTTTGTTGCAGTTAGAACTGGTGTAGAGTTTAGTGAAATCGTTGGTCAGTTTTAATAAATAGATAGAGTTAAAAGGAGAAAAGCAACATGGCTTTCAACATTAATGAAATCAAGAGCCAACTGACCTTCGGTGGTGCAAAAGCATCGCTATTCCAAGTACAGATCACTAACCCGATCAATGGAATCGCCGATCTTAAAGTACCATTCATGGTTCAAGCGGCTTCAATTCCAGAGGCTACTTTGGGCACTATTGAAGTGCCCTACTTTGGCCGTAAGGTAAAAATCGCTGGTGACCGTACTTTCGCTGAATGGACAGTTACTATTATCAACGATGAAGACTTTCTAGTGCGTAATGCAATGGAACAGTGGATGGCTAATATCAATACCCATCAAGGTAATATTCGCCCACTAGCAAGCGCTTCACCTAACCAGTACAAGGCTCAGGCTCAGATTACGCAGTACTCTAAGACTGGCACACCGCTAAGAACTTACTCATTCAACGGTTTGTTCCCAACTACTATTTCTTCTATTGAAATGGATTGGGGTACTACTGATGCAATTGAGACTTTCCAGGTTACATTCCAGTATGACTACTGGGACGTTACTGGTGGTGTTACTGGAAATGGCGGTACAAACGCTTAATAAATACTTTAGTAATTAAAGTAGAGAAGGGAGGCATTGTCCTCCCTTCAGTTAAGGAATAAAGTATGGAACTATTCGGATTTGAGATAACACGTAAAAAAGAAGAGAATAAGAACATCAAGTCTTTTGCTGAGCCGCAAAAGGATGATGGTGCCGTATCGGTAGCTGCCGCTGGCGGAGCAATGAGTAGCTTTATTGACTTAGAGGGTACTGCTAAGTCAGAGGCCGAACTCGTTCAAAAATACCGTGGTATGTTACAGCAACCAGAAGTTCAACAGGCCGTTGACGATATCGTTAACGAAGCTATTGTTATCTCTGAGTCTGAAAAAGTTGTTGAGTGTGTTACAGATGATCTAGAACTATCTGATAACATCAAAGAAAGAATTCGTGAAGAGTTTGATCAGATTCTTAATCTATTAGACTTTTCTAATCAAGGCTATGATATCTTTCAGAAGTGGTACGTAGATGGTCGTTTGAACTATCACGTAATGATTGACGAAAAGCAACCACGAAAAGGTATTCAAGAGCTAAGATATATCGACCCACGTAAAATTCGTAAAGTACGTGAGTATGAAAAACAGCGTACCAATACTGATGGTAATGCTGGTTTTATGAAGCGTATTAAGAATGAGTACTACATTTACAGCGAAAGAGGCTTCCACATGCAGAATGCGTCAAGCATTCAGCAAGGGTTTGAAGGTAGCAATGTAAATGCAAGCGGTCTACGTATCGCTAAAGACTCTATTGTAAATTGTAACTCAGGCGTACTAAACGAAAACAATACACTAGTTTTATCACATCTTCACAAAGCAATCAAGCCTTTGAATCAATTGCGTATGATGGAAGATGCTGTAGTAATCTATCGTATATCACGTGCGCCTGAGCGCAGAGTATTCTACATCGATGTAGGTAACTTACCTAAGATGAAAGCTGAGCAATATCTACGTGATATGATGGCTAAGCATAAAAATCGCTTAGTGTACGATATGAACTCAGGCGAAGTTCGTGATGATCGCAGACACATGAGCATGACAGATGATTTCTGGCTCCCACGCCGTGAGGGTGGTAGAGGTACAGAAATCACTACTCTACCTGGTGGTCAGAATCTAGGTGAAATGGAAGACGTATTGTATTTCCAAAAACGTTTGTTTAAATCACTGAACGTACCGCTATCACGTATGGAAGCTGATGCTGGATTCTCCTTAGGTCGTGCATCTGAGATTAGTCGTGACGAAATTAAGTTTGGTAAGTTTATTCGCAGACTACGTGCTAGATTCTCTATTCTATTCGATAAAGTACTAGAGAAGCAACTAATTCTAAAAGGCGTGATCACCCCAGAAGAGTGGCCAGCCATTCAGTCTGCACTACGTTATGACTTTATGCAAGACAACCATTTTGAAGAGTTGAAGCAATCTGAGATTCTACAGAATCGTTTACAGCTACTACGTGATATTGATGACTACACTGGTCGCTACTACTCTAAACAATGGATTCAGCGTAACGTTCTATACATGAATGATACAGACATTGAAGAGATTAGTAAACAGATTGAAAAAGAAAAAGAAGAAGAACCAGACCCTAACGATGAGTTTGATCAAGAGTTTTAATCGAATATTACAAAATGATAAATAGTTATATCAAATATAAAGAGAGGTATTATTATGAGCATTAAAGATATGATTCACAGCGCACTTTCTAAAGATGCTAGTGAGTTTGAAAAAGCTTTTGATTCTGTTATGGCTGGTAAAGTAGAAACTGCTGTTGCTGCAAAGTACGACTCTATGTACAGTGGCAGTGTAGAAGATCAAGTAGCAGAAGCTCCTGCTGAAGTCGAAGCTTCCGCTGAAGTAGATTCAGAAGTAGAATAATAAGGTTGAGCCATGAAAAGTTTTAAAGAAATGCTAGGTGAAACTGTCGATAAGATTAAATCACCTGACGAAAAGCGTTTTGCAGACAAACACATTGTAGACAAACAAGATCATCCAGAGTCAGAAGAAGATCAGTTTGTAGCTAAAGCTAAAAAAGCTAAGCGCAAAGCGGATCACGAAGATGACGAAGCTGTATATGAAGAAGCTGAGTCTATCGAATGCCCTGACTGCGGTAAGTCATACAAGCGTGGTGAAGACCACGAATGCTCTTTTGATGAAGAGAAAATGTCTGAGAAGCAGTACAAAAAGCGTGAAGAAATCATTAAGTCGATGAAGAAAAAGATCGGTGATTTCAAAGACAAGTATGGTGAAGACGCTGAAAAGGTAATGTATGCCACTGCAACCAAGATGGCTATGAAAGAAGAAGTCGAGCTAATGGAAGCTGTTAAAGCTGGTAGCATGAAGCTAAACGACGGTAGCATGGTAAAGCTTTCAAAAGAAGACGCTGATGCCGTTTCAGAATTATTTAAAAGTCTAAACTCTGCAAATAAGAAAAAGATGCAAGAAGTTATGACTGGTGACAAGAAAGGCTTTGAGCAAATTGTAAAATTCGCTAAGGAGGCAATGTAATGTCACTATTAATTAAAGAACTTGTAGAAGAAGTTCAATACATTTCAGAAGATATTCTTGATGAAGAAGGCAACGCTAAAGGCAAGAATTACTTCATCGAAGGTATCATCATGCAAGGTGATATCAAGAATAGAAATGGTCGTGTATATCCTAAAGAAGTTCTTATGCGTGAAACTGCTCGCTACAATGAGAACTATGTGACTAAGAATCGTGCATACGGTGAACTTGGTCATCCAGCAGGTCCAACTATTAATCTAGATCGTGTATCTCATATGTTCACTGAGCTACGTGAAGATGGTTCTAACGTAGTCGGTCGTGCTAAAATCATGGATACGCCGATGGGTAAAATCGTAAAGAATCTAATTGATGAAGGCGCAAATCTAGGTATCTCTTCACGTGGTATGGGTTCTATCAAGAAAAACGAAAGCGGTATCATGGAAGTGCAAAATGACTTCATGCTAGCTACGGCTGGTGATATCGTTGCTGACCCATCTGCACCAGATGCATTTGTTAAAGGTGTTATGGAAGGTGTTGACTGGGTTTACGATGTTGCCTCATCTTCTTGGACGATGGCTAATGCCTTTGACGAGATTGAAGAAGAGATCAAAGCTACTGGTCGTTACTCTAAGCAACAACTTGAAGAGAAAGCGGCTGTAATTTTCGAGAAATTCTTGAAATCTTTGTCTAAATCGTAATTCATATAAATAATAAGGTAGCAATACTTTTAAACTAAGGAGAAGTCAAATGAGTGAAGAACTAGAAATGAAAAAGGATCTTGACTTAGAACTTGACGAAGCCAAAGCTACAGGTGAAGATTCTGAATCTGCTGATGCAGTAACACCTGAAGGCGGCAACGACAAGAAGCGCAAGGCCGATAAAAAATCTGCTCCAGAAGCAGTTAAAGAAGAAGAAGAAGAAATTTCTGAAGAAGAAGTTGCTGAGGAGCCAGCTCTAGCTGAAGCATTCGTTGGTCTCTTTGAAGGTCAGGAAGTTTCTGAAGAATTTAAATCTAAAACAGTAGCAGTATTTGAAGCCGCTGTACATGAGAAAGTACTAGCTGAAAAAGAAGCTCTAGCAGAACAGTTTGAAGCTGATCTACAAGAGCAAGTTTCTACTGCTATTGACGATATCGTAGAAAAAGTTGACTCTTACCTCGACTACGTAGTTGAGCACTGGATGGAAGCTAACGAAGTTGCACTAGAAAGCAACATCAAGGTACAAGTTGCTGAGTCACTATTTGACGGCATCAAAGGCCTAGTCTCTGAGCACAACCTACAGATCGATGAAGAAACTGTAGATGCTGTTGCTGAAATGGAAACTAAGCTTGAAGAATCTACTACTAAATACAATGAAGTTGTAGAACAGATGATGGCTCTACGTGAAGAGAAAGAACAGCTAGAACTAGCTGCTACTTTCCGCACTGTCGCTGAAGGTCTTACTGAGACTCAAGCTGACAAACTTGGTGTGCTAGCTGAAGGCGTTTCTTTCGATTCTGTTGAAGATTACGCTAAGAAGCTAGTTGCTATCAAAGAAAGCTACTTTGCCGAGTCTGCTGTTGCACAGGAAGATGCGACTGAATATCTCGAAGAAGAAGTTGTAGAAGAAGCAAAGGCGCCTGCAATCGATCCTGCTGTTGCCGCCTATGTGGATAGCATCTCTCGTTTTGTAAAGTAAAAAATTTATAAATAGTACTTGAATACATCTCAAAAAGGAGAAAATCAAATGAGAAACGAAGAACTAATGAAAAAGTGGGGGCCTATCCTTGAGCATGAGGCGCTTCCAGGTATCAAAGACAAGCATCGTCAAGCTGTAACTGCAACTTTGCTTGAAAACACTGAAACTGCTCTCAAAGAAGGTCAGTCTTACTCACCGTCTTCTTTCCTATCAGAAGCGGCACCTGCTAACAACACTGCTAACGTTGATAACTACGATCCAGTACTTATCTCTCTCGTTCGCCGTGCTATGCCTAACCTAGTTGCATACGACATTGCTGGCGTACAGCCAATGACTGGTCCTACTGGTCTAATCTTTGCAATGCGTTCTAAGTACGCAACTACTCGTGGTGCTACTACTGCTGGCGATGAAGCTTTCTACGGTGAAGCTGATTCAACCTTCTCTGGTGCTATGGCAACTGGTGATGCTGAAGCTCTAGGTGATGGTGTAGGTGATGAATTCGCTGAAATGTCTTTCAGCATCGATAAAGTATCTGTAACTGCTCAATCACGTGCATTGAAAGCAGAGTACACTACTGAACTTGCTCAAGACCTTAAAGCAATCCACGGTCTTGACGCTGAAACTGAGCTAGCTAACATGCTTTCTGCTGAACTACTAGCTGAGATCAACCGTGAAGTAGTGAACACTGTTCGCACTAACGCTGTTGCAGGTTCACAAGATACTGCCTCTGCTGGTACTTTCGATCTAGACGTTGACGCTAACGGTCGTTGGTCTGTTGAGAAATTCAAAGGTCTAATGTTCCAGATCGAGAAAGAAGCAAACCAAATCGCTAAAGATACTCGCCGTGGTAAAGGTAACATCATCCTATGTTCATCTGATGTTGCATCTGCTCTACAAATGGCTGGTGTTCTAGATTACACTCCTGCTCTAAATGCTAACAACCTAAACCCAGATGACACTGGCAACACTTTCGCTGGTGTACTAAACGGTCGTTTCCGTGTATACATCGACCCATATGCTGGTTCTAACTACCTAGTAGTTGGCTACAAAGGTGCATCTGCATTTGACGCTGGTATCTTCTACTGCCCATACGTACCTCTACAAATGGTTCGTGCAGTTGGTGAAAACAGCTTCCAGTCTAAGCTTGGCTTCAAGACTCGCTACGGCATGGTTGCTAACCCATTTGCACGTGGCGCTTCTGACGCTAACCAAGGTGCACTAGCGGCTAACACTAACGTTTACTACCGTCGTACTGCGGTAACTAACCTACTCTAATAATAAGAAGTCGGTTAACCGAACGTTTTGGGGAGTCTTTCGAGACTCCCTTTTTTTATGTCTGCATAAATAGTAATACAGATCATAAGAGAGGTCAACATGACAAACTTTAATTTTATCAATCCAGTAGAGTTTCGCTTTACTATTCAACGACTACCGAATGTAGAGTTTTACATTCAAGGTGTTACTTTGCCTGATATCTCTTCTGGTTACACTACACAATTTACACCATTTAAAACGATCTATCATCATGGCGATAAAGTAGAGTTTGGTGATCTACAGATGACTATTGTTGTAGATGAAGATATGACTTCTTATCTTGATGTATGGCGTTGGTTGATTGCGCTAACTAAACCAGAAGGCTTTGAACAATACAACCAGCTATCTACAAGCGATCAAGGTCTATACTCAGACGCTACTCTTACTATTATGAATAGCAACAAAAACGCTAATATCGAAGTTACGTTTAAAGACTTGTTCCCAATTAGTGTAGGTAACATTGATCTGTCTACATCGCAAACAGATATTGCACCACCAACAGTATCGCTATCGTTTAAGTATTCGTCTTACGATATCTCTGTGAAAGGAGCATAAATAGTACTGTAACGTGATGTTTTTTGAAATGAGGTGATTATGAATATTGAAGAAATCTATGAAATGTGGGCGAATGACAGTGAGATTGATCAAACAAATATCTCTAGCGAATCAGCTAACATACCCAAGCTACACAACAAATACTTCCGTGTCTACGTTGACGAAGGCTTACGTCTAAAGAAGCTTAAAGCAGATTACAAGAAACTCGTTAAGCTCAAAGGCGAATACTATCGTGGTGAACTAGATATTGAAGAGTTGAAAGAATATGGCTGGGAACCTCAACCTCTAAAAATACTCAAGTCAGATGTACCTTCTTATATCGAAGCAGACGATGATGTTATCAAGCTATCACTACGTATCGGTATGCAAGAAGAGAAAGTAAGTTATCTAGAATCTATTATAAAAATGATAAACAATAGAGGCTTTCAGTTGAAGACTATCGTAGACTGGGAGCGCTTTAGAACTGGAGCAATGTAATATTTTATGGAACTAGTGCGTATTGAAAAGGTAGACGAAATCAACATACGTATTCACGCTGAGCCTTCAATCAAAATGGCGCTTAGCGAATACTTTGAGTTTTTCGTGCCTGGCTACAAGTTCATGCCCGCATACAAGAATCGTATGTGGGATGGTAAAGTTCGACTATTCAATTCAATGACTGGTCTTGTTTACGCTGGTCTGTATCAGTACGTACTAAAGTTTTGTAAAGCCCGTGACTACGAAGTAGAAGTTGATCCACGCTTAGCTATACCAGAAGAGTTTGACGCTAATGCAGGTTACAATCTAGCTAAAGAGTTTGACTGTGCATTTGATCCACGTGACTATCAAAATAATGCTGTAGCACATGCACTACGCATGAATCGTGGTCTTTTTCTATCACCAACTGCATCTGGTAAGTCATACATCATTTACTTAACGGCACGTTATCACGTAGAGCAAGGTCGAAAAGTTCTAGTTGTAGTACCAACTACTTCACTCGTATCACAGATGGCTACAGACTTTCTCGACTACAACAAAAAGCGTCCACTTGATATTCACAGAATCATGGGTGGCGTAGATAAGAATGTAGATGCTGACTACACAATAACAACATGGCAGTCTATCTACAAGCTGCCTAAGCAGTGGTACGAAAAGTTTGACGTTGTGATTGGTGACGAAGCGCACTTGTTCAAAGCTAAGTCTCTGACTAAAGTTATGGAGAAGACTCCTCACGTTAAGTATCGTTATGGCTTCACTGGTACACTAGACGAATCACAGACACATAAACTAGTACTAGAAGGTCTGTTTGGTCCAGTATTTCAAGTTACTGAGACTAAGAAACTTATTGAAGAGAAGACACTTGCTACATTCGATATCAAGGCACTTGTTCTTCAATATAGCCCTGAAATTAGAAAGATAAATAAAAATAAGTCGTATCAAGAAGAGATTAATTGGATTGTACAAAACGAAGCAAGAAACAAGTTCATTAGAAACTTGGCTTGGTCACTCAAAGGGAATACACTCATACTATTTCAATTTGTTGACAAACACGGTCGTATTCTGGCGCCTATGCTTGAGCATGATGAAAAAGCCGTACACTTCATTCATGGTGGTGTTAACGCAGAAGATAGGGAAGCGGTTAGGCACATTGCTGAGTCCAGTAGTGATAACATTATACTTGCCAGTTATGGCACTTTTTCTACTGGTGTCAATATTAAGCGCCTTGACAATGTTATCTTTGCTTCCCCTTCTAAATCTAAGATAAGAAATCTGCAATCAATTGGTCGTGTACTACGTAAAGGAAACGGTAAAGAGAAAGCAACACTGTATGATATTGTAGACGATCTACAGTGGAAAGCAAAAGAAAACTTCGCTGTAAGGCACTTCAAAGAGCGTGTAAAGATTTACAGCAATGAGGGTTTTGAGTTTCGTATATATAATATTGACATGAAGTGAAGGAGCAAACAATGGCAGAGTACCTAAATGTAAAGCTCAAAACAGGCCAAGACGTTGTTGGTGTTTTACAAGATACGGGTGAAGACTTTGTAGTGCTAGTGAACCCAGTAGAGTTTGGATTCGATCCTAAAGATGGATTGTATGCTAAGACATGGATGATGCTCTCTACTGAAAAGACTGCCGTCTTTTATCGTTCCGATTCTCACTACATAAATATTGCTAATGATAAAGCAATCAACTACTATGAATCGTTTCTTGAGCGAATGCATCAATTCGACAACAGTGAAGGTCTTGACGAAGCACCTCAGAAAGAATACAATGATTCCGAAGTCGAAGAGATACTTTCATCATTAGAAGAAGCATATCTATCTACAAAGCATTAAAGTTATCTTATAGGGCTTAGAAGCCATTATACAGAGCCTACCAATACCTGTCAAGGGTATCTTATAAAAATAATCAAAAAAGACGCCCTTGACAACCCACCACTACATCTGCTATATTATGTAAAAAATTATATGAGGTGATGATGTCCAGAAATTATGTTAACAATCCAGAATTCTTAGCAGCTATTGTTGAGTATAAGAATCAGTGTGCGACAGCGATTGCCGAAGGCAAGCCAGAGCCACGTATTCCTAACTACATTGGCGAATGTCTTTATCAGATTGCTACTAGACTAGCTACTAAGCCTAACTTTTCGGGTTACACGTATAAAGACGAAATGATCAGCGATGGTCTAGAAAATGCTGTACAAGCACTAGGCAACTTTGATCCAACTAAGTCTAGTAATCCGTTTGCATACTTCACACAGATCATCTGGTATGCATTCTTAAGACGTATTGACAAAGAGAAGAAACAACTGTATATTCGACATAAGGTTATCGAAAACTCAGTCATTCACGATACCGCTGTAGAGCGTGATGGTGACAATGATGTGGGTGATCCTAACTATATCGATTTAGACAATGACTATATGAATGACTTTGTTGCTACATATGAAAAGCGTATGGAGTCTAAGAAGAAGCAACAGAGTAAGACTAAACGTGGACTAGAGAAGTTCATGGATGATGATGAAATAGTTGAGGAAAACCCGCCTCCCGAGGAATAGTTTTGTATAAATATCATTACAGACACCGAGTAACGTGGGGTACGTAATGATAGATAACAAATACAAAAGAATCTACGATAAGCTAATCAATAAGCGCAAGGTTGATCAACTAGACAAAAATGAATGCTACTGCGAGAGTCACCATATTCTTCCTAGAAGTCTTGGTGGCTCAGACGACCCTGAGAATCTAGTCAATCTAACAGCAAGAGAGCATTACATAGCACATAGACTGTTAGTTAAGTTCACAGAAGGTAATGATTACTATAAGATGCAATGGGCATTACATAGAATTGTTCACGGTAAAACTGAACCACTAAACTCTAGACAGTACAATGCATTTAGAATTGCTTGGTCTAACTTTTTAAAAGAGAATCACCCTTCTAAACAAAACCCTGAGTGGATAACTAAAGTAACTGAGGGTGTTTATAAACAGTGGGAAGATGCAGTAGAGCGTAGAGAAGCGCAGTCTGAGCGAATGAACGATCTAAACGCTAAGCGCAAAGAAAACTACGACCAGTATCTAAAAGAACAAAGAGAACGTTCTAAGAGCGGTGCACAAAAGTCTAAAGAAAAGACTGCATTAAGAATAGAGTACAATGGCGAAACATATCTAGGTTGGAATGATTTCAAAGAAGCTACTGGTATTAGTAAGCACTTGTACAAAAAGTTCTATGCTAATGGAATCGACCCAGCATTTCGTGTTGGAAAGGATGGAGTTATGACAGAGCAAGAATTGGTTGACACAGTAGCAAATTACTGTTACAATGTAGGCGAATTGGTACCTGTATCTAAGCAAGATGCAATACCACTAATTGAGAGAATGGTACGTGTAGGTCTGTTTAGTAAATCAGAAGCTAAGCGCTACATCGATTCATTACCAAGTTAATTATGAGGAATATATGCGTATAGCTATATTAAACGATACACATTTTGGAGCACGTAATGACAATGCGGCTATTGCAGAGCACCAACACCAGTTCTATCGTGAGGTGTTCTTTCCATACTTACGTGAAAACGATATCAAGACGATCTTTCACTTAGGCGATGTTACAGATAGACGCAAGTACATTAACTTTGTAACAGCAAAGAATCTTGAAGAGCAGTTTATGCGAGTGTGCGCTGAAGAGGGTATTCAGCTATACATGATCGCAGGTAACCACGACACTTACTTCAAGAATACTAATGACGTAAACAGTCTACGTCAACTGTATGGCAACTCAAGCTATGATAATCTACATCTATTCTGGGAAGAACCAGTAGAGCTAGACATGGACGGCTGTAAGATTATGCTTGCTCCGTGGATTTGTGCTGAGAATCACGATGCCTCTATGAAAGCTATGGCTGAGACTAAAGCGCAGATTCTAATGGGTCACTTCGAGATTGTTGGTTATGAAATGGACAAGGGTCATATCTGCGATCACGGTATGGACCGTAATGTGTTCTCTAAGTTCGATGCAGTGTACTCTGGTCACTTTCATCAACCATCTTCACATGGTAACATTACATATCTAGGTGCCCAATATGAGCTAACGTGGTCTGACTATGACCAGAAGCGTGGCTTTAGTGTGTTTGACACATCAACACGTAAAATGACATATGTACGCAATCCTCTACGTTTGTTCCACAAGATCACGTATGATGATGCTGATATGACTATTGAAGATGTTGCAAATCTTGACACTTCTCCATTGACAAATACTTTCATTAAAGTTATAGTAAGCAAGAAAGAGAATCCTTACATCTTTGATCTATTCTTAGACCGCTTGCAGAAAGCGGCACCTGCTGATATCAAAGTTGTTGAGGATCATCAAAATCTTGACGTAATTAATGAAGATGAGCTTATCGATGAGGCGCAAGACACTATGACCATCTTGCGTCAATACGTTGATAACTTAGAGATTAAGGGTGATAAAGTGAAGATTCAGAAGTTCTTGAATGAGCTATATCAAGAGGCAATGAGCCTATGATTCTATTCAAAGAAGTACGCTTTAAGAACATTCTTTCAACTGGTAATGCGTGGACTACGATTGAGCTAGATCGTAACAAGTCTACGCTTATCGTTGGTGACAATGGTGCAGGCAAGTCTACTATGCTTGACGCCATTGCTTTTGCATTGTACGGTAAAGCGTTTCGTAACATTAAGAAGCCACAGTTGCTAAACTCTATCAACAAGAAAGACTTGCGAGTAGAGTTAGACTTTGAGATTGGTAAGAAGAAGTACAACATTAAGCGTGGTATCAAACCCAACATCTTTGAGATTTGGTGCAATGGTGAACTAGTCAATCAAGATGCCGCAGTACGTGACTATCAAGCATATCTAGAAGAAAACATCTTGAAGATGAACTACAAGTCCTTTGGTCAAGTAGTTGTTCTTGGTTCTAGTACGTTTGTACCGTTCATGCAGTTGAGCGCAAAAGATCGCCGTGAAGTAATCGAAGACCTACTTGATATTCAAATCTTTACTGTGATGAATACACTATTGAAAGAGCGTGTATCTAGTAATAAAGAAGAGATTCAAGAAATCAAGTACCAGATCGATTTACTTGAGAATAAGATTGATAGCGCTAAAGAGCATAACGAATCTATTCGTCAGTTGCGAGAGGGTGAAGTAGCCAAGCTTAAAGCTAAACTCAAGGAACAGATAAGTATTATTGAAGCAGAGCAGGAAGCTGTACAGACGCTAATGGATGAAGTTACAGAACTAACCCAGAGCGTATCTGACAAAGCTTCTATGAAGAAGAAGCTACAGGAGCTACAGAAAATTGATGGTCAACTTTCCAATAAACTATCGAAACTACGAAAAGATATCGAATTCTATAGGGAACACGATGATTGTCCAACCTGTAGACAAGGTATCGAACATGAGTTCAAAACACAAGAGATCGAAGGAACCACAACCAAAATCTCAGAAGTCGAATCAGCAAGAGAACAATTGCAAGATCGATTTAATAGTGTAGAGACTCGACTAGAAGAGATTGATGGTGTTGAATCTACAATCTCAGCTAAGAACCTAGAAATGTCTGAGCATAACGCAAACTACAAGATTGCAATGAATACTTGCAAAGCAATCAAAGAAGAGTTGACAAATGCAGAACAGCAGGTAGAAGCTATCGATACTACTTCTATTGCTAAACTTGAAGATGATCTAGTAACTTATCATAACAAGCAAAATCAGTTGTTTGAAGATAAAGAGACTTTGGGTATTGTATCATCTATGTTGAAAGATGGTGGTATCAAGACTCGAATCATTAAGCAGTACGTACCTGTTATGAACAAACTCATTAACAAGTACCTAGCCGCTATGGACTTCTTTGTGCAATTTGAATTGGATGAAAACTTCAATGAGACTATTAAGAGCCGTTTTCGTGATGTGTTTTCTTATGCTTCTTTCTCCGAAGGCGAGAAGCTACGTATTGACCTTGCCCTACTATTCACGTGGCGAGCCGTTAGTAAACTAAGAAACTCAGTATCGACTAACCTACTCATTATGGATGAGATTATGGATTCTTCATTAGACACCTCTGGTACTGATGAATTTCTTAAGATCATAAATGAGTTGACAGCAGACTCAAACATCTTTATAATTAGTCATAAAGGTGATCAATTGTATGAGAAGTTTGATCATGTAGTAAGATTTGAGAAAGTGAAGAACTTTAGTAGAATGGCAGCATAATGAAAAATATTGACGATATCATTGTCGATATTGTAGAAAGGCAATCTCAAGGTATTGATGAGGTTGCCGTTCTTTTATCGGCAGGAACAGATAGTATCACGTGTGCGCTAGCCGCACATAGACTCGGTAAGAAAGTTACTGGGTATAGCATGTACGTTAACGGTAAACAGACTAGTGATAGTCTAGGTGCTAAAGACGTTGCAGAGCATTTTGGTTGGGACTTCGTTGGCGTTAATGTACCCGTAGATAATATAGCCGATGACTTCTTTACTCTTATAAATAGGTACGGTTGTAAGAAGAAGACCCAAGTTGAATGCACATTTCCATTCTTGTATGTGTATCCAAAGATTGAACAGAAAGTAGTATTGTCTGGTGTAGCGGCTGATGGTTGGTACGGTGTTTCTAAACGTGCTAACATTCATTTCAAACACACTAAAGAGCTTTTCGATAAGTTCCGCACAGACTACTTCGGGGCAGAGAATCCAGCGGGTGTTCTACAGCAAAGGCAACTAGCAGAAGAGTATGGTATGAAATTAATCGCACCATATCTTGAACCTGAAGTTGCTGATTGGATGATGCAACACGACTGGGACTTTTTCAATAAACCATCCCAAAAGGCGCCCATACATGAAGCGTTCTCAGAGATTAAACAGATCAAGAGACGCAAACATGAGAACCTACAATTAGTTGCGGGTATTCCTGACTACTTTGAAAAGTTGCTTGACAACAAAAGCATAAACCTATATAATAGGCAAAGAGTCATGGATCTAGTCCGAGACTGGCAAGACGTAGGTCCAACTTTATTTTGAGGGCAAAGATGAAATACCAAAAGTATACAGTCGAAGATGTTAAAAATGAATCGAATAAAAAATTATTTTCAGTCGTTAGTTGTTTCGCCGGAGGTGGAGGTAGCTCCACTGGCTATCGCCTCGCTGGCGGTAATATACTACTCATTAATGAGTTTGTAGAAGAAGCTATTGCATCTTATAAGGAGAACTACCCAGACACTCCTGTATTAGTTGATGATATCAAAAAGTACTCTGGTGAAGACTTCTTAAAGATGGCAAACCTTAAGGTGGGAGAGCTAGATATTCTAGACGGCTCTCCACCATGTTCCGCATTCTCTGTAGCGGGTAAGCGTGAAAAGGGTTGGGCTGGCTATGCTGAAGATACTCGCAAAACTTACTTTGATGAAGACGGTAACATCGTTCAAGAAGGTGAGTTAAAGATTAAAGAGGGTATCAAGAAGTACTCTGACGGTAAGACTCAGGAAGGTATTGAGGACTTGTTCTTAGAGTTCATTCGTGTAGCTAAAGACATTAAACCCAAGGTTATCGTTGCAGAGAATGTCAAAGGCATTACGTTTGGTGAAGCCCAGAAGAAGCTGTTTGAGTTCATCAAGTCATTCGAAGCTATTGGGTATCAAGTAACGTATCAAGTTCTAAATGCCGCAGATTATGGTACTCCACAAGCACGTGAGCGTACTATCTTTATTTGTGTTCGTGAAGATGTTTGTGATGCTATTGGTCTAAATGTTCTAAATCTAAACGGTATCTTTCCTGCTAAGACTGTCGCACAACCAGTCAGTCTTGAATCAGCTATTGAAGATATTGAGAATGATCCTGAAGAAGTGCAGATGCTACGTGACTTCTACGAGAATTCGTTTCAGAAGAAGTTTCTAGACCCGCTACCGTTTCGACCACTCAAGCATACTAAACCAAGTGATCCAGAGTTTCGCAGTTGGAATCCAAAAGGTTCTTGCTTCAACATGATCAGACCTGCACCACATCTACCTAGTCCAACTTTGACTCAACAAGGTCAGAAGCGTGGTCTATCTGGTGTATTCCACTACGCTGAAAATCGTAAGTTGACAATACAAGAGCTAAAGGTTATAATGTCGCTACCTGATGACTATAAGCTAACTGGTACATTTGATCAGCAAGCCGAGCGCATTGGTCGCATGGTTGCGCCTAAGATGATGGCTGAAGTTGCTAAGTCGATATATCAGAATGTGTTGAAACCATACAATGAACTAAAGGGCTAATATTATGAAAGATCGTGAAAAGTCTACTGTTGCTAGTGCAAACGATTTCACATTTGCACACCGCCAAGAGGGTTTTGATAATCATATCGATATGAGCATTAGACACTACTCCTCTCTCCATGACGATATTGTTAAAATGTCGAAGTACTTCGTAGAGAATGATACTAATGTTGTCGATATCGGTTGTTCTACTGGTAAGACTCTTGCCGCTATGTATGACCAGAATCATCATTTTGCACCAAAGGCACGATATCGAGGTATCGACTATGCAGATGGTTTTGTTGATGACATGAAAAAAAGAATGAGCCAGTATCCCGAAATCGATCTTAGACAAGCTGATGTACGTGAGTTTGATTTCGCTAATTGTTCTATGATAACATCTATCTTTACACTACAGTTTATGCCACACAAAGATAGGCAAGATGTTCTTAATAAAATCTATAAAGGTCTTAATACTGGTGGTGCATTTGTTTTTGCCGAGAAGACATATTCTTGCAGTCCTAAGGTTCAAGATATGCTAACATTCATGTATTACGACTTTAAACGTGAGAACTTCACTGTAGAAGATATTATGGACAAAGAGCGTGATCTACGTAGTATGCTCAAACCAAATACTTGGAGTGAGTTGAACGAAATGCTATCAACAGCGGGCTTCAATTCAGTTCAAACCTTCTGGCAGAATCACTTGTTTGTTGGTGCAATTGCCATAAAATAATTTTGTTTAAGCCCTTGCAATCTCTCTTCTTATCGATTACTATGTCTTTGTAGTGTTGAGAAGAGAGATTAATTATGCATATCGCTGAAAACAAAATGATCATCGAAAAACTTTTTGAAGCATACCTACGTAAAGCTAAAAAAGAAGACGCTGAAAAAGTAGAGCGCAACATCGAGATATTTGTTGCTCATTATGCATATGATATGCCATACGCTAGAATCGCAGAAGAGTTTGAGATAACTGCTATTCGTGTTCGTGCAATCATTGAGCATGTTCATCGAATTCTACGTGGTCGAATCGCAAATCTAAATCTTGCATAAAACCCTTGACATTAACACACTACTAAGTTACATTAGTAAAGTAAGTTGATAATTGAGAGAGATACGTTATGATACTACCACCGCCTAAAGCACCTACTTGGACACTCAAGCAAATGAACATTCGTGAGTTCTGGGCTATGCGTTTGAGCATTGACTGTAATCCAGTCACTCAGCGACCAGACGTTTCCCCGAATCCAATAGGCGCATCTGAGCCATCTAAACAGCAGAGTATCATCGATTGTATCTTGCGTGGTCGTGATATAGGTGAGATTCGTATTTGTGAAGAGCCTGAAGGTCGATACGAGTATGAATCAATTGATGGTGGTAATCGTAAGCGTACAATAATTGGCTTCTTGAATGGCGACTTTCCAACACACAAATCTTCTATTGTAGGTGAGAAGTACGTCAATGAATTGACTAAAGAAGAGCGTGAATGGTTGTTGAATTACCCAATGCGATTTGTTATCTATGGTCCATTGACTAATCAGCAGAAAGGTGAAATATTTCGTGAAGTCAACAATATCACTGAAGTCAACTTCCAAGAGACTCTAAACTCATACGGTGATATGCCAATCGCTAACCTGATTCGTGAAGCTGTTCGCATCATTCCGCAGACTGCAACAACTCCACATGCTCTATTTGAAGAAAGTGGTCGTAGTAAGAAGAAAGCTTTGATCAACCTTGACTTCAACAATGATCGACTAGCTATTGAAGAAACTGTATCACGTATTACATACATGATTTACAAAGGTGAAAAAGCTATCGTTTCACCAAACAAAAAGCTTGTAGAAATGTATGAAGATGCAAATCTAGATCAGAAAGAAGTTAACAAAATTGGCAAGAAGCTTAAAGAGTGCCTAGATTTCATTTTGAAATGTTCACAGAGCTATAAGTCAGTAGTGAACAAAGGTATCACTAAAGGTCGATATGTCATGCTCTATCGTTTGTTCTTCTACTTTAAAGAAACAAATGGTGACTTCCGAGTGAATGACTATGATGCTTTTGCCCGTGAATTTGATCGTGTGTTTCAGCTATTCAATCCACGAAATCCAAAGCGTTTGAAGATTGATGTGTACGATGACACACGAACCATTGTTGAAGCATTCAATCAGCACTTGGGTGAGCACAATACCCAATTCAAGTTTGACAACACTATCAAGTGGATGCTAGAATACATGGACTTGACAGAAGCTACTGTTATTGGGCTTGATAAGAACCGTACTTTCAATCGAAAAGACATTGAACTAAAGCTTATGGAGCAAGACTACACTTGTTGGGTATCTGGTGAGCCTTTGACTATGAAAGACGCACAAGGTGGTCACATTATACCTCACTCAAAAGGTGGTAAAACTGACTACAGTAACTTGGTTGTAATTAGTGCAGAGCACAACCGTCGTATGCAAGATATGAATGCACATGAATATAAGAAACAATTCCTTGAGTCTTTGGAGGCTGCATGAATCAAGATTTTATTCTTGACTTTGAAACGATAGGGCAGAACGTTATGAAATGCCCTATCATTGACGTTGCGTATGTAGCGTTTGACTGGGATCGCTTTACTAGTGATCCTTACTCTTTTGAAGAACTTACCGCACAAGTACAGACAGATAAACTTTCTGTTGCTGATCAAGTTGCACGTGGTTGTTCATATACTAAAGATGATCTAGCTTGGTGGGGAAAGCAATCAAAAGAAGCTAAGAAAAAGATATTACCTAAACCAGATGACTTGACAATAGAAGAGTTTTCTGCTAATATATTCTCTTATCTAAGAAGTGTGGGTAAGATCAATTACTGGTGGTCACGTGGTAACTCGTTTGATCCAGTTTTGCTTGAACGTGTGATGAACCAGCTTGATCAACATCTTCTTATGAATGAATACTTGAAGTGGTGGCGCATACGTGACATTCGCACATACATCGATGCTAAATTTGACTTCAGCACACGAAGTGGCTTTGTCCCAGTTGCAGATGAAGCATATTGGAAAGAAGCATTTGTAGGTCACGATAGTACACACGATGTTGCCGCAGATATCTTAAGACTTCAAGCTATTTGTCGTGCCGAGAATGATTTAGAACAGGTTGAAAGATAATGAGTGATAGAATCAAAAGTATTGATGACGCCAAACCCGAAGAGTGGTCCTCAGTGGCTAGAGCATATTACAATCGATTAGCTGATGACCATGAACCAGGTGTTCCCAGAGCGTTTTATGACGATACTGATAAAGTTGATCCAGATCATTGGATGAATGAAATACCTAAATACAATGCATCTAAGACTGGTGCTCAGCGTGAAGCTCTTGGTGTACCATACTTTCGTCAACTACCGCTAGAAGCTCTTGCTGCTGGCGCTGCCTCACTAGAGTATGGTGCTAAGAAGTATGCAGATCGTAACTGGGAGAAAGGTCTTCCTTGGCAACAGATGATCGATAGTCTTAAGCGCCACATTGATGACTTTGAACGTGGTCATAACTATGACGATGGCGCAGATGGTTCGGGTCTACACCAAGTCTGTATGATTATGGCTTCAGCTATGATGTTGAGCGCTTCTGTTATTCGTGGTATCGGTGAAGATGATCGTATGCCTAAAGTTGCAACTGAAGCATTCAGCGCAAAGCAGTCTGCTAAGTGGATTAAAGAGCAACTAGAACTAGCTGAAAAGTTCGAGGCTACTAAGAGAAAATATAATGAAGATTGAAATCGATCTAGAAAAACTTAAAGAGAAAAGATTGTTTGTCGCTACGCCAATGTACGGTGGTCAGTGTGCAGGTATGTATACTAAAGCAACAAATGATCTAACTCTGCTTTGTGGTAAGATGGGTATTGACATTAAGTACTACTTCTTGTTTAATGAGTCTCTAATCACAAGAGCACGTAACTATTGCGTAGATGAATTCTTGCGTAGTGACTCTACCCATATGTTGTTTATTGACAGTGATATTGGTTTTGATGCACGTAACGTTATGACTCTGCTACATCTATGCGACAGTGATAAAGGCTATGATATCGTCACTGGTCCATACCCTAAGAAAACTATCTCTTGGGAGAAAGTGAAGATGGCTGTTGAGCAAGGTAAAGTTGACAACCCATTCGATCTTGAGAACTATGTTGGTGACTACGTATTCAATACTGTTAAAGGTGTCAAAACCTTTCGTGTCGATGAGCCAGTTGAGATTGCAGAAGGTGGAACTGGCTTTATGATGATTGACAAGAAGGCTCTAATCAAGTATAGTGAAGCGTATCCTGAATTGAAGTACAAACCAGACCACGGTCGTACAAAGCACTTTGACGGTACACGTGAGATTACAGCATTCTTTGATTGTGTGATTGATCCAGAGTCTAAGCGCTACTTGTCAGAAGACTATATGTTTAGTCAGTATGCACGTAAGATCGGTCTAAAGATATGGATGTGCCCTTGGATGAAATCTAAGCATATTGGTTCATATGTCTTTAGTGGTAGTTTGCCTCATCTAGCACAGATACAAGCTACTCCAGGTGCAAATAAATCATCAAATAGAAAAAATTACTTGACAACAGACAATGAACCGAGTATAAATAACACTACGAACTTGAACAGCCTCAAAGGCTTATATTAATTGTAAAGGTGACTTAATAATGAAATTCAGCAATGAAACTCTAAGTGTTTTGAAAAACTTCTCTGCTATCAACCCTAGTGTTATCTTCAAACCAGGGCAAGTTATTCGCACTATCTCTCCACAGAAAACAGTCATGGCAGCCGCTACTGTATCAGAGACTATTGATAAGCAAGCAGGCGTCTATGATGTATCACGTTTTCTAGCTACTCTGAATCTGTTCAATGACCCAGATGTTGTGTTTGGTGACAATCAATTCAACATTAAAGGTGATCGTAGCAGTCTCAAGTACACATACACTTCTGAGAACATGATCGTTTCTCCACCAGACAAAGATATCGTTGTCCCTAACCCAGAAGCAACGATGGATATCTCTTGGTCTGATATCGAAGGTGTTATCCGTGCGGCAGGCGTACTAAATTTACCTGAAATTGCCTTTACATGCACTGAAAATACTATTACACTATCTGCTGTTGATAGTAAGAATCCAACTGCTGATACGTATAGCGTAGTTGTCGCAGAAGACGTTGATGCAGAAGATTTCTCAATGGTCATTAAGACTGAAAACCTAAAACTAATGCCAACCGATTATGAAGTTGCTTTGTCTTCTAAAGGTATGGCTCATTTTAAATCTGACAAAGTACAATACTGGATTGCAATCGAATCTCGCTAATAAGGAGCAATATTATGACTGAACAAGTTCAAAACCAAGGCCTAACTCTACAAGACATTTCTGCGGCACTACAAGTAATCGATGCTTGTGTACAACGTGGCGCCATTCGTGGTGAAGAAATGAGTGCTGTAGGCACCGTTCGTGATCGCTTTGCTGCATTCCTACAGAGTGCTCAAGGTGAAGCAGGTGAAGAGGGTGCAGAAGCAACTGAAGAGGTTGCAGAAGAAGCCGCAGAATAACATAACCTATGAAGGGGGTTGCAAAGCCCCCTTCTTTTTGCTACAATCTTTACACTATTATATTATGAGGTTATGAACATGCAAGACAACTATCTTTGGGTTGAAAAATACCGTCCAGCCAAAGTATCTGATACTATCCTACCAAAAGAACTGAAACAAACATTTCAGCAATTTGTCGATCAAGACAACGTACCTAATCTACTTCTATCAGGCCGAGCTGGTGTAGGTAAGACTACTATCGCTAAAGCAATGCTTGAAGAGATTGGTGCAGATTACATCATTATCAACGGGTCTATGAATGGTAACATCGATACGCTACGTGTTGAGATTGCAAACTTTGCATCTTCTGTATCATTCACAGGCGGTCGTAAGTATGTAATCTTAGATGAGGCCGACTACTTAAACGCTAACTCTACTCAGCCTGCACTACGCAACTTCATGGAAGAGTTTAGCAAAAACTGTGGCTTCATTCTTACTTGTAACTTCAAGAATCGAATCATCGAACCCCTTCACTCACGTTGTAGCGTGATTGAGTTTAACATTCCAAAATCTGAAAAGCCTGTGCTTGCTTCGCAATTCTTCAAGCGAACTTGTAACATTCTAGAGAAAGAAGGTATTGAATATGATCAAAAGACTGTGGCTGAACTTGTGCAACTCCACTTTCCTGATTGGCGCCGAGTCCTTAATGAACTACAGCGTTACTCTGCTACTGGTCGCATTGACGCTGGTGTACTAGCTAATAAGTCAACAGACAATATCACAACCCTTATCAATCTAATGAAAGAGCGTAACTTTACAGAAGTACGCAAATGGGTTGCTGAGAATACTGATGTTGATTCTGCCGTACTGTATCGTCAACTATATGACATTTTACCGACTAAGATTTCAAGCACTCAAAGCGTAGCGGATGCTATCGTAATTCTTGCTGAATATCAGTACAAAGAAGCATTTGTTGCTAACTCAGAAATCAATCGTGTTGCGGCACTTGCTACACTAATGGCAGAGGTTGATTGGAAATGAACAAGTTACAAGAACTAATGGCAATCACAGCCGAAGAGTGTGGCGAACTTACTCAAGTCTGCATGAAGACCATTCGCATGTTTAACGACTTTGGTGATATCAGCGTAGAGCAGAAGAACAAGCTAGTAGAAGAAGTTGGTGATGTTTACTGCATGATCGATCTTATGATAGACTATGGCTTGATTACAGAAGAAGCAATTTACAAGCGTTCTGGTGTCAAGAAAGAAAAGCTAAAAACTTGGAGTAGTTTGATCGATGCCATTCCTGAAGCCTAAGAAGAAATGCCTAATGTGCGATGCTAAGATTAAGTCAGATAGACCTGCTGAAATCAAGTATCGCTATGCTGACGATCAAGTTGGTACAGCATATATGTGTGAAAAGTGTGAAGAAGAATATTTGAAAGAAGACAGTGAGGTAGAAAGTGGCTAACCCGTTTGATTATGTAAACTCTATCACACAGAATAAGAAGAATCTAATGCGTGACAGTGAGAATGACACGCTAGCCGAGAAAGGCTACAATGCATGGGTTGTTAACAATGCGTTATCATACCACGTTGACACTATACTACATGCTAATTTAATGAATCAATACCATGATCTCGACAATCGTCCTCAGTATGAGTTTTTACTAAATAGTATTAGACCTAAGAAGCGATATGCAAAATGGGTTAAGAATGCTGGTGACAAAGACTTGGAAATGGTATGCGAATACTATAAGTGTAACCCAACTATTGGCAAAGACTATCTTTCTTTGTTGTCCAGTGAACAATTGAACATGATAAGAGAACAACAAGAGACAGGTGGTATTCAGAAATGATTGAAAAACTCGTGGAGGTCGAGCTACCAAATGAAGAGAGTTTCCTAAAGATTAAAGAGACTCTAACCCGCATCGGCATTGCCTCAAAAAAAGATAGAAAACTATATCAATCGTGCCATATCTTACATAAGCAAGGTAAGTACTACATCGTACACTTTAAAGAACTGTTTATGCTTGATGGTAAGATTAATGACTTCTCAGAAGAAGATCAAGCACGTAGAAACACAATTGTCAACTTGCTTCAAGAATGGGGCTTGCTAAAGCTAGTAGAAGCTGATAAAATTAAAGAGCCAGTGGCGCCTATGTCACAAATCAAGATTCTACCATTCAAAGACAAAGACGAATGGGAGCTAGTTGCAAAATACAGCATTGGTAAGAAAAAGTAAGGATTGAAATGAAGAAAACTTTGTCATGTTATAAACTATTTGAAGAAGCGCATTTACCAGAGTATGGTAGTGATTGGGCTGCCTGCTTTGACTTAAAAGCTAGCTTACGTGAAGGTGATGAAATCACTGTTTACAATCAGAGTAACGTCAAATCTAAACGCAAAGTAGTAGGCGGTAAAGTTACAATCTATCATCGTGACAGGGTATTAGTGCCTACGGGACTAATCTTTGATCTAGATGAAACTCAGTCTCTACGCATTCATCCTCGCTCTGGTCTATCGTTGAAAAGCGGTATTACTGTAGCGAACTGCGAAGGCGTAGTAGACGCTGACTATGTACAGCAAACTTATGTTATGCTGTTTAGTAATTCGTTTGTGCCATTCGATATCGAAGATGGTATGCGAGTAGCACAAGGCGAACTGGTAGAGAACGTAAGAGTCTCTATCGAAGTGACAGACGTTGAGCCTGTCGAAAAGACTAATAGAACTGGCGGCTTTGGTAGCACTGGTATTCTATAAGTCATATAAATAAAAGCGTGAACGCCAGATGGGTTCACGCAAATCTTGCTTAATTTAAAGGAGATACAATTATGACATTTACACAACTTCCTCAAGACCCTTTCTTTGTTGGCTTTGATCGCATTCTAGATAAGATGCATTCTATTAACAAAAACCAACAAAACTATCCTCCGTACAACATCATTAAAGCAGATGAAAATCTATATCGTGTAGAAGTAGCAGTTGCTGGCTTTGAGCGTGAAGAACTGTCTATTTCAGTAGAAGATGGTGTACTAGTGGTTGAGGGTTCATCTAAGCGTGATGAATCGCCCGATTCATACATTCACAAAGGCATTGGTACACGTGACTTCAAACGCACGTTTACGCTTGCTGACACCGTTGAAGTTATTGGTGCTGACTTGACAAACGGCATTCTTTCTGTTACACTTGAAAATGTAATCCCAGAAAAGAAAAAGCCACGTACTATCCAAATTGGTGGTTCTACGTCAAAACCAGAATTTCTTTCTGAGTAACAATCAAGCAACGATCAAGCAAATGGGCTAGGTGTAATGCTTAGCCCTACTTTAATTATAATATGAGGTGAAATTTACTTTATGCTACTACCTGACTTTATGTTTTACATGCGTGAACGTGACGAATCAATTGAAGGTGATAACCCATTCAAGTGGGTGTACAAGACAACTAAAGATATCTTCTCAGAAAAGAAAGTCATTATCTTTGGTCTGCCTGGCGCTTTCACACCAACTTGTTCTAACTCACAACTTCCGGGTTATGAAGAACTGTATGACGATTTCGTTGCACAAGGTATCGATGAAATCTGGTGTACATCTGTCAACGATGCTTTTGTAATGTATCAGTGGGCAAAGTCACAAAACATCAAGAATGTAAAGATGCTGCCTGACGGTAACGGTGAGTTTGCACACGGACTAGGTATGCTTGTTGAAAAAGGTAACTTAGGATTTGGTGCACGTTCTTGGCGCTATGCTATGCTTGTTGATAATCTTGAAGTGAAGAAACTATGGGCAGAAGATGGTCGTATGCACAACTGCCCAACTGATCCTTACGAGGTATCAGCACCTGAATATGTATTAGATAAACTACAAGGAATATAATATGAGTGATCCAAAAATTGTTCGCCTATCTACTGGTGAAGAGTTGCTATGTAAGGTTAGTGTAGAAGGTGATCTATATACGCTAGAAGACCTAGCGCTTATTGTACCAACACAACAAAACTCTATTGGGTTAGCCCCTTACCTCCCATACGCTAAAACTGATAAGTTAAGTGTTGATGCAAAGTTTGTGATGTATGTAATTGAACCGCACGAGGACCTGCGAGAGCAGTGGCAAAAAGTCTTTGGTAAGATCATTACTAGAGATTCTTCAATCATTATCTAACTTTGGGGGTGCGAAAGCACCCCTTTTTCGCTTGACAAAAGCATTCTATATAATGTACAATTCACCAGTAATTTATGACAATCAAGAGGTGACAATTGAGTTTCTACACATCTGTACATCGCCTAGGTAACAAGATTCTGTTTCGTGGCTACGATTCACATGGCCATCGCATTCATAAAAAAGTTCCATTCAAACCTACGATGTTTCTCCCATCTAATAAGAAAAGCGAGTGGACTTCATTTGACGGTATCCCAGTCGAGCCTATGCAATTTGAGTCTATGTCAGAAGCACAAGACTTCGCTAAACGCTATGAAGACGTTGATAACTTCAAGACGTATGGTAATGCTAACTTTGTTGCACAGTTTCTAGCAGAAGCATATCCTAGCACAATCAAATACAATCTAAAGTACATTCGCATTGGTAACATCGATATCGAGGTTGCATCTGATGACGGCTTCCCTCATCCAGAGCAAGCGAATCACCCTATCATCTCTATTGCATATCGTGATAACCAGTCTAACGTGTTTCACGTTTGGGGTATGGGTAACTATGATTCTGCTAAGACTGAGCTAGACACCGATGCGTTGATTCAGTACCGCAAGTGTAATGATGAGAAAGATTTGATTGAGAAATTCCTCATCTTCTGGCAGAGCAATACGCCTGACATTATAACAGGTTGGAACATTCGACTATTTGATATTCCATACATGATCAACCGTACTCTGAAAGTCTGCGGTGAAGAGACTACTAAACTCTTCTCGCCTTGGAAGCAATACAAGTACCGTCAGATCGGCATCAAAGGCAAGAGTATGGATGCATATGAAATCTTCGGTATTGCACAGATGGACTACTTTGACTTGTTTCAGAAGTTTGGTTACACATACGGTACCCAAGAGTCATATTCACTAGATCACATTGCACACACTGTACTCGGTGAGCGTAAACTATCATACGAAGAGCATGGTTCACTTCACACACTATACAAGAATGATTACCAGAAGTTCATTGACTATAACATTCGTGACGTTGATCTAGTAGACCGAATCGATCAAGAAACTGGTCTGATGGACTTAGCACTAGTAATTGCCTACAAAGGTGGGGTGAACTATCCAGACGTATTTGGTACTACTGGTATATGGGACTCTATCATCTATCGCTACTTGAACGAGCGTAAGATTGCTATTCCACCAAACAAAGCTAAGCGTAAAGATCCGTATCCAGGTGGGTTCGTGAAAGAGCCACGTGTTGGTATGTCTGAGTGGGTAACTTCATTCGACTTGAACAGTCTGTACCCTAACTTGATTGTGCAGTACAATATGTCACCCGAGACTCTAGTTAAGGGTATGCGTCTAGCGCACGGTGTTGATCATTATCTAGACCACCCAGCGACTAGTGAAGAATTTGCTGTAGCCGCTAATGGTTCTTGCTATCGTAAAGACAAGCTTGGTGTATTGCCAGAGATTATCATCGGTCTGTATGATGAACGTAGAACAACTAAAGATCAGATGCTTAAGACTCAACAAGAGAATGAGAAAGCACCAAGTCAAGACTTGAAGCGTGAAATCAATAGATTGAACAACACACAACAGGCTGTAAAAATCTTGCTCAACTCTCTTTATGGTGCGTTAGGTAATCAGTACTTCCGTTACTTTGAGCTAGACATGGCAGAAGGTATTACTCTGTCTGGTCAGTTGTCAATCAAGTGGGCAGAGAAAGCTATCAATGCTTACTTGAACAAGCTACTCAAGTCTAATGATGATTATGTAATCGCTATTGATACTGACTCACTGTATGTTGATATGGCACCACTAGTGAAGATGGTCAACCCATCTGATCCAGTCAAGTTTATCGATGAAGCTTGTCAGAAGAAGTTTGAACCTGTTCTTGAGAAGGCATACGATGAATTGTTTAATCACATGAATGCTTACTCTAATCGTATGGTCATGGCACGTGAAGCTATTGCTGACCGTGGAGTTTGGACTGCTAAGAAGCGATACATTCTAAACGTGTACAACAACGAAGGTGTACAGTACGCAGAACCTAAACTAAAGATCATGGGCATCGAAGCGGTCAAGTCTTCTACACCACAAGTAGTACGTGATAAGTTCAAGCAAGCTTACAAGATCATTCTGAATGGTACAGAAGAAGAGCTACAGAAGTTCGTTGCAGACTTCTATGAAGAATTTAAGTCTCTGCCTGCTGAGTCTGTATCGTTTCCACGTGGCGTATCTGACCTTGAGAAATGGGCAGATCGTACAACAGTGTACAAGAAGGGTTGTCCAATTCATGTACGTGGCGCACTAGTCTTCAATAAGAAGATGAAAGAAGTTGGTCTAGACAAGACTATGGAAGGTATCAAGAACGGTTCAAAAGTTAAGTTCTGCTACCTGAAAAAGCCTAACACTTTGATGGAAAATGTGATATCATTTCCACAGTTTCTGCCAAAAGAGTTTGGTCTAGAACAATACATTGATTACGAAATGCAATTTGATAAGACTTTCAAAGAACCGTTGAAGCTAGTGTCAGATGCTATCAACTGGAATCTAGAGAAAGTAAGCACACTTGAGGACTTTTTTGCATGAGCTATAACGAGATTGAACTGTTTTCACCTCTATACAAACGTGATAGTAAAGGTGAGATTCGCCGCTGGAATATGGAGATCGGTTTCAACTCTGACAATGAGGCTGCCCATCGAACCGTTGCTGGTATCGATGGTGGCAAGCTTGTCACATCTGAGTGGAAAGTAACTGAACCTAAGAACGTAGGTCGATCAAATGCTACTACAGCACTTGAACAAGCTTTTTCTGAAATCGAATCGCTCTACACTATCAAGCGTGAGACTGGTTACTTTGACAACAAAGAAGATGTTGATAAGTTCACTAAGTTCAAGCCAATGCTAGCTAAAGAGTATAACGTTAAAGCATTAGACAAGATGGGCGCTATCTACTCACAACCTAAGTTAGATGGTATTCGCTGCATTGCACGTGCTGACGGACTCTGGACTCGCTCTGGCAAAGAGATCGTATCTTGTCCACATATTGTTGAAGCACTTGCGGAACTTTTTGAAGCAAACCCTGATCTAATACTAGATGGGGAGCTATACAACCACGATCTAAAAGATGATTTTAACAAGATCACTTCTACAGTACGCAAGACTAAGCTTAAGCCCGCAGACATTGAAACTTCACGTGAGCTAGTGCAGTATCACGTTTATGATATGTACAGTGACAAGTCTTTCTTTGAGCGTATCACTGAGCTAGAGTCTCTAGGACTATCAGATCCTATTGTTTTAGTTGAAACTGCATTTGTAACTGACACTGAATCTATTGATCGCTTATATGGTCAGTATCTAGAGGCTGGTTATGAAGGTCAGATGATTCGTGATGATCAATCATACGAAAATAAGCGATCTAAATATCTCCTCAAACGCAAAGAGTTTATCACCGAAGAGTATGGAGTTTGTGGAGTTTCAGAAGGCCAAGGTAACTGGTCTGGTGCAATTAAGCGTTTTCATCTATACGATGCACATGGTGTTGGTTTCGATGCTGGTGTACGTGGTACATATGAACAGATGAAAGAGCTATTTGAAAGTGGTGTACAACCTGAGTGGGCAACACTACGTTACTTTGCGTTAACGCCAGATGGCATTCCACGATTCCCAGTTGTTATTGATTGGGGCACAGGCAAACGAGAGGACTAACATGGACGATATATTTGACTTTGGTTTTACCGCAGTTGACGAAAACGAACTAGAAGCGGTACAACAAGCACAGACTGTAGTGCAAGAAGCAAGCACTACAGCAACTTCAACCCAAGAGAGACTAGATGCATTGTATAATGCAATTATGCCTCTACTCACTAATCTTAAAAAGAATCCCGAGAAAGAATACATTCTCTGGCCTAATCGCACAGAGAAGATTGAACAATTTGAAACTAAACTCCTTGACATATACAAGGGGTCGTGATAATATGCTTAGTACGTATGAAGTATATGCGAATGGTAAACATATCGTTGACGTGGTAGCTAGTAGCGCACAAAGCGCATGTAAACAAGCATACATGGTTTATGGTGGTGCCAGTGCATATACTGGCTACTCAAAAGATTCGTTTACTGCAATTAAGAAAACAGGAGTATAGTATGTCCCTAATTGAAAAATTGGTCAAGAATTCATCTATCAAAGCGACCGCACCTATCATGGACTCAAAAGTCTTTGGTAAGAAAGATATGGCAACTACACCAGTACCCATGGTGAACGTTGCGCTATCTGGTCGTGTTGATGGTGGTCTTGTACCTGGTCTTCTGATGCTTGCTGGTCCATCTAAGCATTTCAAATCTGCATTTGCTTTGTTGATGGCTGCATCGTATCAGAAAAAGTATGATGATGCTGTAGTACTATTCTACGACTCTGAGTTTGGTACACCGACTTCTTACTTTGAGTCTTTCGGTATTGATATGGATCGTGTTGTCCACACTCCTATTACTGATGTAGAACAGTTGAAGTTTGATATCACCAAACAGCTAAATGAAATCGATAAGGGCGATCATGTAGTAATCGTTATCGATTCTATTGGTAACTTGGCTTCTAAGAAAGAAGTTGAAGATGCTATGAATGAAAAGTCTGTCGCTGATATGTCACGTGCTAAGCAGTTGAAATCACTTTTCCGTATTGTAACACCGCATTTGAATCTAAAAGATATCCCATTGATTTGTGTCAATCACACTTATAAAGAGATTGGTATGTTCCCGAAAGATATCGTATCTGGCGGTACAGGTTCTTACTACTCTGCTGATGCTATCTGGATCATTGGTCGTCAACAAGAGAAAGATGGTTCTGAGATTGCAGGCTATCACTTTGTAATCAATATTGAGAAGTCTCGCCATGTTCGTGAGAAGAGCAAGATTCCAATCACTGTAACATTTGAAGGTGGTATCTCTAAGTGGTCTGGTCTGATGGATGTAGCAGAGAAGCTTGGTTATATCAACAAACCAAAAGTTGGTTGGTACGAAGCTCTTAATCCAGAGACTGGTGAAGTGTTATCTGAAAAGCTAATGCGAGCTAAAGAGATTGCCAACAATGGTGACTTCTGGAAAATGATGCTTACCAAAACTAAGCTTGCGGAAGACATTAAAGCCAATTATACTATGGCTACTAAATCCCTAATGTCCGAAGACGATGATGTTACAGTAGAAGAGGCCTAAGACTAATATGATTGAATCTACAATTCTTTCAGGGTTGTTGTTTAACGAAGAGTATACCCGTAAAGTACTCCCGTTTCTAAAAGATGAATATTTTGATAGTCAAAGTGACAAGACAATCTACAAAGAAATTGTAGGTTATGTAGATCAATACAATGGGCTTCCCACCAGAGAAGCCCTACGTATCGCTATTAGTGAAAAAGACAACCTCAATGAAGATCAATACAAGACTATCATGCAATCTATTGATAGTCTTGATTACGATCAAAAAACTGATATCGATTGGCTTGTAGATAAGACTGAAAAGTTCTGTCAAGACAAAGCTGTATACAATGCTGTCCGTGAATCTATTCTGGTTCTAGATGGTAATCACAAGTCGCTAGATAAGGGTTCTATTCCAGAACTTTTGTCTAAAGCGCTTGGTGTATCATTCGATAGCAGTATTGGTCACGACTTCTTAGATAATGCTGATGATCGTTACACTTTCTATCACACTAAAGAAGACAAAGTACCATTCGATCTTGAACTACTCAACAAGATTACCAAAGGTGGTCTATCTCGCAAGTCACTGTCAGTTGCACTAGCTGGCACTGGTGTTGGTAAGACATTGTTTATGACTCACTGCGCCTCTGCTAATCTAATGGCTGGTCAGAATGTTCTATACATTACTATGGAGATGGCTGAAGAACGTATTGCTGAACGTATTGATGCTAACCTACTAGATATGACGCTTGATAATCTACGTGAAGTTCCACGTGATGTATATCAGAAGCGCTTGAATCGTGTTAAGTCTAAAACGACTGGTAAATTGATCATTAAAGAGTACCCTACTGCAAGTGCTGGTTCTGCTAACTTCCGACACTTGTTAAATGAGCTACGTTTGAAGAAGAACTTTATACCAGATATCGTTTACATCGATTACTTGAATATCTGTACATCTTCACGTATGCGTATGGGTTCAAATGTGAACTCTTACACTTTGATCAAAGCAATTGCAGAAGAGCTACGTGGTCTTGCTGTAGAGTTTAACGTACCAATTATGTCTGCTACTCAGACTACACGATCTGGTTACTCTAACTCTGATATGGGCCTAGAAGATACCTCTGAATCGTTTGGTCTACCTGCTACTGCCGACTTTATGTTTGGTCTTATCTCAACAGAAGAGCTAGAGAATCTAGGACAGTTGATGATTAAGCAGTTGAAAAACCGTTGGGGTGACACCAATACTCTTAAACGATTTGTAGTTGGTATTGATCGTTCTAAGATGCGTCTATTCGATGCAGAAGAATCAGCGCAAGACTTGATGGATGATTCGGGTCCAGTTGCAGATAAGGGTTCAGTTGGTCAACGTGTGAACTCAGAGAAAGGTGGCTTTGATGGTGTTGTGAGTTTTAGAAAGAAAGAGAAGCCGAAGTTTGAAGGCTTCAAATAACGCCCAAAGAAAAAGGCGACTAGTTTTTAGCTAGCCGCCTTTTATTCGCTTGATACGTGGCAGGTCCGAACCCCACGGGCATACTTGATGCGACACCTGCTATTCCTTATGGTTGTAGTATTGAATACTCTCAAACACTTGCCTCTTACGTAATTAAGATACACGTACTTTCACGCACCCGTAACTATTTATACAAACTAAATCCTCGGAAACGCACTTTTTTGAATTTTTTTTGGACTTTTTTCTTGAAAGATTTGGGATAATACTATATACTTACTGCAAAGTAAAATGAGAGGTGTACGACTATGGATCAGACTCTAGAAAGAACTATCCGTGATGCGCTTAGAGAAGCTATGATCATGGAACATGCCAGAGATAAGTATAACACAGACAATGTTATATTGACCGCACAACGTTTGTCTGGTGCTCCACACTCTTTTGTTAAAGACGTATTTCGAGAAATGAAGGGATATACAAAATATGATATTTGATTATAATGATGACGTACTCACACTTATGAATGATGAAGAAACACATAAGGTCGTGATACAGGATGATGAAACTATACTTGCTTTACATGATTACATTGAAGAAATGGTTGAGCAAGGTCATTTGGGTAATACTGAGATTGAAAACTATCAGAACCCGATTCGTGACGTTAGCGTGTTCTTTGTCAATGGTAATCTTATTATCACTGACAGTAAGCAAGAAGAGAATAATTACGTAGTGATAGACAATGAGGATGACTATCAGAACTTTCCTAATTGCTTGATGATGGTAGCACGTGACATTAGAGGTGAACCTGCGCCTTCGATGTTTGATCTATTTGGTGATCCAGAGCCTATCGAAAATACAGAGGAAGCTTAGTCTTCCTCTTGCTTTTTATAAATAAGTATATTACTATCAATAAGCAATATGGATAATTCAATGAAATCTTTTAAAGGATATCTTACAGAAGTGGCTACATTCTCTGCTAAAAACTTTCCTGCTAATGTAGGTAACAATCGTGAGTTTAGTGGTGCAGGTGAACGTACTACATACGTACCAACTGAGCTAAACAACTACAAATTCAAAGAAGGATTCACTACCGATAAGCCTACTCCTATGTACAATGAGAAAGGTGATATCGTAAAGCAACTTAAAAAAGGCGAACGTGTATTCTTTACTCTACCAGCTACATTACATCGTTCAAGCGAGTTTGGTATCACACGTAGATCAGTTCTTGCACCTGTCTCTTTGAAAGGATATGATCAAAAGCCAGATGGGTATGTGGCGATTAGTGCTGTAGTTAAGCCTGCTGGTAACAGTCAGGGTCGTGTTGGTGCTGGTTCTAAGACTCAAGACATGGTTGCTCAACACGTAAAAGATATCGCATATAGTAAAGGTATCGAAGTAGAGACTGAGTTTAAAACTGCACGTCCGGGATCCACTCGACCAGACCTTGAAATGACGATTGCTAAGAAGCGTACTCAGTTTGAGATTAAAGGTACCAACAATAGATCGGCACCAATCACATTCTTTGACAAGTCTGTTAAGCGTACTGGTCGTAAACCAGATATCATTGAAGATATTGCAGACGTATACATAAAAGACTTGAAAGTTAAAGAAGGCAAAGTAGCTGATCTAATGCGTAGAGAAAAGTTTGAAAGCTCTTTCATTGGGCTTATCGACTTCTTCAAATCACGTGATCCTAAGATTGGACTAGCTGGCGATGAAGGTGTGGTTAAATCTGGTAAACTGCCTAATGAGTTTGCTATCACCGACACTACCATTCTTGCACACATGCGTCAAGTTATAATCGATCATTTTAAAGAGGGTGGTGATGATTACTTTGTTGTTCACAATAGGTCTAACGACAACTTTGAAATTTACTACGTTGGTGGTGGGTCTTCAGGTAACGTTCTAAAAATGCCAGAACTACCTAAGTTTACAAGTTTCGTTCTAGCTACATATGGTGGTGCGTCTAGCGGCTCAACACGTGTTGGTCTAAAGATTAAGTTTTAAGGAAGCATACGTGAAACGTCTAACTTCATTCATTACAGAACAAGCTCTACTAGCAGAAGAGAAAAACGTTCACATGGAACACCTAGAAGATTCTATCTTGAATCTAGGTGTAGACGGTGCTAGACAAGCTATCAACTATCTGCGCTCTCTACGTGATATGTTAGCTGGTAACTCAAATAGTAAAGTTAATGTGACTGTTAAATGGGACGGTGCGCCTGCTGTATTTGCTGGTGTCGATCCATCTGACGGTAAATTCTTTGTTGCTAAGAAGGGTATCTTTAACAAGAACCCTAAAGTATACAAGACTCCTGCTGATATTGATGCTGATATCGCAAGCGGTGATTTAAACAAGAAGATGAAACTAGCGCTGAAGCATTTGCCTTCGCTAGGAATTGAAGGAGTTGTACAAGGTGATTTCCTCTACTCTAAAGAAGATTTACGCAAAGAAACTATCGATGGAGAGCAATATATTACTTTCCATCCTAATACGATTGTTTACGCTATACCTGCAAAAAGTGAACTTGCAAAAAGAATTCAACGATCCGAAATCGGTGTGGTATGGCACACAACATACCGAGGAGATAGTTTTGAATCAATGTCTGCGAGTTTTGGAAAGGAGATCGCAAGCAAACTCAAAGAAACGTCAGGCGTCTGGTCAGTAGATGCAATGTACAAAGACGTATCTGGTAATGCTACTTTCACTGAAAAAGAGACTGATCAGATCACTAAAGTACTATCCAATGCAGGTAAACTATTCAATACAATCAAGCGTCCTACCTTCGAGGGTATTCTAGCTAACTCTGAATTGCAGACTAGAATGAAGACGTTTGTTAACACTAAAGTTCGTCAAGGTGAAAAGATCATTAACACTAGTCGATTCGTTGACGAATTGATGGACTACATTTATAATGTTTATCAGAAAGATATTGATAAGCTAAAAACTGAAAGGGGTAAAGCTGGCAAAGAAGCCAAGCGTAAAGAGGTTATGGCATACTTCTCTAATGTACCCAAATCTCAAATCGTTGCTTTGTTTGATTTGTATAATCTAATCATCGATGCTAAGTTGATTATAGTAAGGAAGCTTGACAAAGCTAAAAACGTTGGTACATTCTTAAAGACTGCTGATGGCTTTAAAGTAACTGAGCAAGAAGGCTTTGTTGCTATTGATCATATGGGTAAGAATGCAGTTAAGCTTGTCGATAGATTACAATTTAGCAATGCTAACTTCTCACAAGATATAATCAAAGGATGGCAACGATAATGGCATGGCTACCAGTACCAGGCAATTCTGAGTGGGAGTATGAAGATACTGCTACTCGATCAGATACATATCCAGATAGCCCTGGAACAATAACGGCAGGCGTTCGCACATATACAATAGGTAGTATTACACGTGAGACATATATCAAATGTAGAAAAATATCTGAACCTACATCTGTTGGCGAACTAGACAAGACTTATTACGACAACTTAGCACAGGTGTAACATGGCACAGTATAATAGACAAAATCAAACATTCTTAGAGAATAATACGACTCTCTATGAAACAGTAATGATCGGCGACCCTAACGGTAACGTCGGTCCTGGATCAGGCAGAGGTGGACATTCACGATACTCATTAGATGCTTGGGGTAGACCTAAAGCTGTGATGGATCACTCATTGTTCTCTGCTACATTTACGTTTAACGTTCCAAATCGTGTTTGGGAACAAGTAGATATTGATAACACTCCTGGTTATAATCCAGTTCAAAAGCCTATTGATAATACTTACATTCGATCAAGCGATAGAATGTTATCTGTTCTTTCTGGTACATCTGCTGGCGCAGGACACGTAGTTAAAACTAAGAACTTTGTTCGTTATCAGCCTAATCGTGGTCAGTTGTTTAGTACTGCGATAATTCTACCAAATCCGACAGCCTCTGGTATCCGTGAGTTTGGTCTTGGTACAGCACATAATGGTGTAGAATTTCAATTGATCGGTGACGGCGCTGATTGGGATTTAAGATTCACAAGACGCAAGGGTACTGTAGTACAAACTGATGTATCTTTAAAACCATTCTTGCCTGCTGATTTTGACCCAAGCAAAGGTCACGTATACGACATTCAATTCCAATGGCGTGGCGTAGGTAATTACTATGTGTTTGTCGATTTAGAACTAGTATATACAGATGAACTTACTGGTACACTAGAATCTCTTTCTATTAATGATCCAGCTTTGCCAGTTTACTTTGATGCTATTTGTACAGAAGAAGGTACTGAAGTTGAATTACTTTGCGGATGTGTCGATGTAGCATCTGAAGGCGGTGAAGAAGAATCTACGCTATTTAATTCTATAAATTCTGGTAATGATTTAGTAGCACTAGGAAACGCAGATGTTGATACCGCTGTTCTTGCTATAAAAGTACCTAGAACTTTAACATACAACAGTGAAACTGTGTTCAATTCACGTGGCGCAATTATGGATAAATTAGCTGTTTTCTGTGCTAGTGCTGATACTATGACTAAAGTTTACGTGGCACGTGATTATGCTGCGCCTACCGTAGATGCATTAACTTGGAATTCTATACCAGACTCACGTATGCTACAATTAAATGGTGATGCTGCTGGAGCTCTTAATACTGCGTTCCAAACAGATAAAGCTGGTTTCTCGCAAATATTGGCAACCTTTAGTGCTAAAGACTCAAAGACTTATGTTACAAATGATTCTAAAACTTCTGATTTTATTATCACACCCGGTGATATCTTAATTATATCTGGCACTGGTCTACAGAGTACATCGCAATTATATGCCGCTACGCTTTACTTCTCGGAACAGTTATAATATAAGGAGAATATAAGACTATGGCTCAATTTAGAAGTGATTTACTATCATTAGATGGTAGTACAGATTCTAGAATGGAAGTAGTTATGTTGGGAAATCAGCGAGGTGGTGTCGCTGAATTTAGGCCAACATTTACACAAAAGAATAGATTAAGAGTTAGTAATATAACTACTAACTTTTTTAGCACTTTCCAATATGACAAATCACCTAGCGCTTGGGATGAAGCTGTTGTGGGTACTGGTGTAGGTGAATGGGATCCAGATGGTAGACACGTTCATTTAGGAGTATTTGAAACTGGTGATGAAGTTATTCGTCAAACAAGAAATGTTATGCGATACACTCCGAGTCGTGGTACACAAATTTCTATTGCTTTAAACTTTAAAGGGCATGTTCCAGGATTAAGAAAAAGAGCAGGCATTTTTGACGAAAATAATGGTGTATTTTTTGAGTCAGATGGAACAGAACTCTGGGCAGTTATCAGATCAAGTGTATCTGGTACGCCTGTTGAGCGTAGAGTTAGACAAAGCGACTGGAACAGAGATAAACTTAATGGTGTTGGCTCTTCTAAAGCAACTTTGGATCTATCTAAGGTTCAAATGATTGTTCTAGACTATGAATGGTATGGAGCCGGGCAAGTAAATGTTGGATTTGTAATTGAAAACTATTACATTGTAGTCCATGAATTTTATCATGGTAATATGTTCGATAGCACTTGGTCTGCAACACCATTCTTACCTATACGTCTTGAACTAACTAATGTTAGTGCTGGTTCAGGCACGTGGTATATGGAACAATATAGTGCCTCTCAAGTGGAAGAAGGCGAAGCTATGGATCAAGGTATTAGCAGAAATGTAATTACTCCATTAGAAGGTAAAACATTGTCAGTTGCCGACACTTGGTATCCTGTTATTAGTATAAGAATACAATCAGATAAATTAAATTCCGTTGTAATTCCAACATATTTTGCTATTGCTACTTCCGATAATACTCTTTTGCACTATAGACTTACTCGAAATGCTACTTTAACTGGAGCAGTTTGGACACCACATTCTATTGCAGACAGCGTTGTAGAATATGACACAAGTGCTACTGGTGTTTCTGGTGGTACTGCAATTAATAGTGGTTTTGTTCCAGGTGGTACAAACCCAGGTGCCATGGAACTGAACGGCCATGCTACATATCAATTAGGCAGAACTAATATGGGAACTGCAAGCGATATTTGGACTTTACAGGTTGCTAGTAGTGTTGGTAATAAAACCGCACATGGTACAATTAACTGGGTAGAACAACGATAATCTATTCACACTGACAAAGGGGCTTCGGCCCCTTTTTTAATGCATGAGATAAATGCAACTCAGGGTTTACAAAATATCATACTAAAGTATGACAAAAAATAGAACCTTTTCGATAAATATGCGTATAATGTGGGATGTTAATTATAGAGGGCTGTAAAATGTTTAAGAAGATCGTAAAAGCTATGATGCAGTCAAGAGAACGACAAGCACGTAGAAAGCTTGCCATGCTCCTGCAACACGTAGAATACTCAAACGAAACAGTAGATTATGTTGAAGAACAGTTAAAGAAGGGTACACTAGCATGAAAGCGTTAAAGAGTTTTATCAAAGGAATCTTTAAATCTAGCGCACAGCGTCAGCGTGAGTGGGAAGAAAAATATCTAGCGTCTTCGTCTTCACTCGAAGAACTTGAGCGTAGACAGAAGTTCCTTCAGAATAAAGGGCCAATGTATTACGTGTGATAAATACAATTGAGTCATTAAGAAGGCGGGCTTAGACTCGCCTTTTTCTTTATCTAGGGAATGTAACATATAATGAACATTGTAAAGAATATGATACACATTTGGGTTGGCCCAAGACCTGCACCAGTGAAGTGGTTGAACACTTGGAAAGAAAAACACCCAGACTGGAACTACTACATCTTCACAGACGAAATGTTGAAGAATCGCACGTTTCATAATCAACACCTAATAGACGAATACTATCGCAGAGGAAAGTTTAACGGTGTTGCCGATCTAGTACGCTATGAACTACTCTACGAAGAAGGTGGATTCTTGCCACCTGCTGATGCAATTTGTCTACATAATACCGATGAACTATTTGACTCTCCAGAACATTTCTGCTACAGTGTGTATGAGCAAGAGCAATATCGAAAAGGTTTCATTTCGCCTATTATGGCATCGAATCCTGGTAATGCTTTTCTAAAGACTATTATTGATGAACTACATAAACTTGAACCTAGACAGCTAAGCAATCAAGTCTGGAAGTCTACCGGTAATGAGTGGTTGAAGAATATGATTGCAAAGCACAATCCACAAGACATTACTATATGGCCTTCTTATACATTGATTCCTAATCACTATGACAAGCGCATACCACGCTATAACGGTGATGGCAAAGTCTATGCAGAACAGCTATGGGGTTCGACTGGTGGCGGCAAAGACTACAGCGAAGGCGCATAATGCAGAGTAAGAAAGTCTACATACTACGTATCGACAATCCGATCTCTATTGAGTATGCTAAAGATGCATCTGATTCCTGTGACAGAGTAAACGAGAACTGGGAATACTTTGCTGGCTATCAAGATATGAAAGCAAGAGCCGCTTGGTTGCTAACTGGTATACCCATGAAGTTTGGTCAAGAGAAAGTTGATAAAGAAAAGCGTATCAGTAAAGGCGACTTGTGTAGCGCTGGACACGGTAAGATTTGGAAAGCTATCGCAGAAGGTAATGAAGATGTGGGTATCATTTTAGAACATGATGCACTCATGCTACATAATCTAAATATTGAAATACCTGATGGTGTAATTGCTGTACTCGGTTACAAGTTACAAGACCCAACTAAATATGATCATACAAGTGCTGGTGGACCAGAAGAACTAATCGACATTGATGGTCACGAAGGAGCACATGCCTACGCAATCACTAAGCGCACTGCACAAATGATGATAGAAGAGATTGAAGAAAGGGGTGTGCTTGGTTGTATCGATAATGCTTACTTTCTTAGAAAACAGAGAAAGACTAAGCTACCACTAAAGATCGTATCGCCTACGCCTGCTATAGGATGGATACGAGAATCAACCATATGGGGTAAATCTGCTGTACGAAACTATGAGTTTATAGACTCCTTCAAGAAGTATTATACCAGATAGCTTAAAGGTTGTCAATATTATAAATAGACATAATAGTAGTAAGTCCACGGAAAACCTACGATTAAGAGGAAAATATGGAAAAAGATAAGAAGAAAGCCAGCAAAAAGTCTGGCGAAGAAGCTATTGTTAAGAACTCAATTGAGATCAATCCTAAGCTAGAAGAAGCAAAAGGCGACACCGCTGTAATTGGTTGGGGTCGTATGAATCCAATCACTTCTGGTCACGAAAAGCTTGTAAACAAGATCAAAGAGATTGCACGTAAACAAGGTGCGACTCCTCACGTGTTCTTGACTCATACACAAGACGCCAAAAAGAATCCCCTATCTTATGATGATAAAGTAATGCTAGCCCAAAAAGCATTTGGTAATATCATTCATAAGTCTAAGTCAAAAACTATCATGCAAGCGATGGCAGAACTTCAAGCCAAGTACAATAAGATTATTCTTGTTGTTGGTGCTGATCGCATTAAAGAATTTGATACTCTACTAAACAAGTACAACGGCAAAGACTACTCATTCGATAGCATTGAAGTGGTATCTGCTGGTGACCGTGCTGATCCTGATTCTGAAGAAGCTAAGTCTATGACTGCCGATGCTATGTCTGCATCTGTCATGCGTAAGCTTGCATCTGAAGGCGACTTCGAAAAATTCAAGAAAGGTCTACCTAAGAAGCTAGTACCAGCCGCAAAAGAAATCTATGATATGGTCCGCTCTGGTATGAAGATTGCAGAAGAGCTAGAAGCTGAAGACCTACTTGGTGAAGCACTAGACTATCAACAACGTAGAAAGCGTGGTTTAGTGATGCGTAAGTACGCACGTAAGATTGCACTAGCACGTAAGAAAGCATCTAAGAAACTAGCTACTAGTGATCAGATTAAAGGTCGTGCTAGAAAAGCCGCTATCAAGATTCTACGTAAGAAAGTAGCTGGCGAGAAAGGCGCTAAGTATGATAAGCTAAGTGCAGGCGAAAAGATGATTATCGATAAGAAGGTTATTGCTAGACAAGCCGCAGTTGATAAGATTGCTAAACGTCTACTACCTACTATTAAGAAACAGGATCGTATGAAATTCTCTAAGAAAAATGTAAACGAATCATTTGAAGAGTTGTTCCTAGAAACACCTACAAAGCGTTATCACGAAGCACGT